GATACATAGTTTTCTTGCTCCTGCTTTGTATACAATTCATCACGTATTTCAATAAAACGATTCTGAAAATCGTCTATATACTTTAGCGTAAGTGACTCTAAAAATGTTATAAATATATCTAAAATACCAGAGTCACGACTCTCTGAGAGGGCCTTCTGCATTGATAAGACCATTTTAATAACTGATAAGTTATTGAGGCCATCAGTATTATCCGCCAAAGCTTTAATTATTAGCTCTACACTTTTCTCATCTAAATCTATTATTACATTCAATAAATCAAATATTATGAAGTTATATGTTCCAGCTACAATATCTCCGTGTGAATTTAAGAAATTTTCAAAATCCTCTGTCTCTGGGAAAGCTTTATGGTTGGCGTATATATGACACTTAGTTATATCATAGCACTCTTCAATAGCAACCCCTGTATATTTATTATATATTTCTGCGGCATTCTTATGGGCCTCTAAATATTTCTGCAAGTTATATAAAAAGTTTTTATATACACTTGCTAACCCATATATTGATTGTATAAAAGAACTTAGTACATCTATCAATTCTGTGGTATCTAACCCTAATAATCCTAAGGCTTTATTTACAAAAGACCCTTTTGTAAAGTGGTTAATAAACAACCGTATTGCGCCTTCGCGCAAATCAAAATTGTAACGATTATTTTCGCCAACACAAAACAGGCCTTTACCAACATCAAGCATAGATGCTAATGTTAATATCACCTCTATCAAATTACTAAAGGTAACAAATTGCTCATACTTCGATATCTCAAAAGTATTATTTTTAACATTTTCTTGTATATATTCTTGCCGTATTTCTTTTATTAAACGATAAAGATTTTCGATCTCTATGGCCTTTATACTTTTGATATTATCCAATTCTCTAATCATTTAATCAGCCTTTTTAGGTCCACGAGCTTTACGAAGGCGTTCACCAATATCTTTTTTTACGTCCTTTTTCTCCTGCAAAGACTCTTCTGCTTCACGCCATTCTTCTTTAAGTTCTTCTACATCTTTAATCATTTCTTTATTGTCCTCCAGTACTGGATTAGCAGGAACAGCCTTCATAGACTCCTCCGATTTCTTTAAAAAATTTTCTTGATTCTCAATAAGGCGAAGCAAACTATTTGCATTTTTTATTAATCCGTCCATCTCTTTATTAATAAACCTACTTGATAATGTTATTTCCTCTAATATAGGCCTTAAAACAGAGTCTATCAAGGCAGGATCAATCTTTTTTGATAATCCCTCATTAACACTAATCCAATTGTGCATAATCTTAGACGCTTCGCGTAACTCTCTTCTTATTAAAGTAAAGTTCAAATTAAAATTATCTATTTCATTTTGTGATACCATTTATATACTCCTATTCAAATTTAGATGTAGACGACACAACATTTCCCTTATCATTCAATTTAAATGTTGTAAGGTCTTTCAAACCATTTGTCAATAAAATAATCTCGTCCTCAATAGTATAATTAAATATAGCGCATATACGACTATGATCTGAGATATTAACAATATCATCAATACCTGTTAAGTGGTACTCCTCAATTCTACGCTGGCGATTATTTATTTCTAGATTCTGCTTTATGTACTCTTTACTTAACTTTAGCCATCTCGATGAGGATAAAGAACCTATTTGCATAGAATCCACTAAAATGGCCGGTCCAGCACCCTCGGTTGGTACCCACGCTGTATCAGAATCTTTTTCTGATCTCTTTCCACAATATCCTGTAAAAGATTTTTTAATAGTGCTAGATGCTCCAATGGACCGTATATTATTACCTACTTTAGCAATATTACCCATAATTGTGATATCTTTTATAGGCTTATCTGTTATAACACCATTTTCAATAAGATATCCTAAGTTACCTTTAATACAGAATTCCCCGGAATCAGGGTTAACCCACCCACCTGCGCATGATTTAAGATAAACTCCTTTCTTATTTTTTGATATTAGACCTGCCATCTCTTCTACGGATTTTGGACCTTTTTCATCGGGATCCAAATAAGTATTTGTCATACGCACTTGAGTTACATGTTTGTAATCCGGCGTTCTAGAATTACAAGTCAGACCATGCGATTCAATATTATCTTTAATATCCGAGGATAACCCCTCCGCTACTTCTTTAAAGGTATACCTATCAGTTAAGGGATTAGTAAACACTCCCCTAGTGACTATGTTAGTTGTCTTTTTAGATGTTCCGTGATCATCAAATGGGATAGATCCCCAAGCATTACGAAGGGAATATTCTCCCAAATTAAAATTCATTTCTGAAGAATCTACCATGTTAAAAGACGTGTTTTCAATAACTGTCCCACCTATACGGCTCTTTAAATTTAATTCAGCTGTCTTATCCCTTTTATTTTCTAATATAATATCAGCTTCAGAAGGATGCCCAAGCATTTCATGAATAAATACACCCGTAGTTGTATCAGAAAAAACAATAGACGCATCAGAGCCTAATATAGATGTGTTTTGTGCCCTATCCATATCTAAAGCTTGCCCGGCAGCCTTTACTGCCAATTCCTGAACTATATCTTTTAATGATTTCTCTTCCTCCGTGTGTTTAGTATATCGCCTAAGGGCCTCCATATTACCAACACCACGAATTGACTCATATACTATGTTGCCATCTTTTGTCTCTATGCTTACTACGAATCCTATATAAGGTACAGCAGAATCTTTTTTTGTACCAGAACTGTCTGCTATTACTCTGGAATCAATGGACTTGAAAAATAATACCTGCACATCTTTTAATTTAGCCCCTAATTTATCTGTAACAGTCTGGCGTGCTACGGTTACTAGTTCAACTATATCATTTATACTAATAGACTTATTGTCATCATAAGATATTGTTAACTCACTTCCATCAGTGTCAACAAAACCGTAAAACGGCTTTTCAGTTTCGTCTAGCTTACGTTGTACCTTAGTTCCCTCTTCTTGCGCCATTTCTATTGTTTTGGCTGATGCCTCATATACCGCAGAAATAATTTCGAAGTTTTTAGGGGTCGATGTTTTTCTCTTCATAAGGTCCGTTGATGTAGTATACTTTGTTTTAGTCGCTGTTTCAATATTTAAACCTATGGCTATTTTTTTATTAGATGTTTCTTTTGTTTTTGTATCATATTCAAATCCGGACATAGACACATAGATATTACCGCATTCATCTGTTCGAACAAAAACACCGTGGGTACTCATAAGGCGCACAGCAATGTAATCAATCGCCCTCCCAGGGGTACTTTCCTGATAAGATTCTAAACCTTGCTCTACCACATTGGCGAAATCATTCTTCAAGGATGCATATCTATCCTTATTTGTAAACACCCCTTCTAATACTCCTTTAGTATCTTCCAAATATTCTACAGGATCCCCCGGGTTATCAAAATCTTCTGAATTGGTGTCTTCATTACTTTTTTTCTTTGACATCATTTTCCTCCCTTATCAACCCGCGGAATAGAAGAATCTTTTTCCTTGTTACCCCCAATACCAAACATGTGAAACAAATCATTCTGGGACTCTACTAATGTTTCAAACATACTTTTCTTTTTCTTCTTAGAATCTTTATCCACAACATTCTCCTAACATATCAAAAGTGGTATACTCCCCATTAATGGGTATTACTAATTGACGAGAACCATCTAGGTAAACTAAAGCGCATCCGTGCATCCAAGAAGAAGGTCCTCTATTATAGGCTAGTTTAAGATATGTAGTAGTACCTATCGAAATAGTGTTTCCAGAAATCCATGGTACATGCGTGTGCCCGGATATGGATCTTGAATAAGCTCTTCGAGTATTAGGCACAGACCCCCTACTACCGTTAGGTCCTAAGTCCCCATGGGCACCTAACTGATACCCACCAACAGTAAAGTCTTCATCACGCTCCAACCACAGTAATCTATCTTTATACTTAAAATCAAATAAAACCTCTACCGCATATTTTAGAGGGTCATTACCCTTCGAATAAGCTAAATCCAAAACCAGCCCAATATTGTGATTGCATGGTTCTTGTTTATAAGCCCCTCTATCTAAATATCTTTTTAAAAACTCATTATGATTAGATGCTACTATAACAATATTTCCATAGTTTTCTACTAATTCCTCTAACTCTTTTACTAAACACAAAAGCTCCTCCTCTAATGTTATAAAGTGACTGCTTTTTGTAGTAAAAGTTACTGATTCATGTGGATTTACAGATATACCGTCGAATATGTCATGCTCTACCGCCCCACATGCCCCTGTATTACGAGCAATATTAAAAAAGCATTGTTTAACATCTGGCTGGGTTGCTAATGTATGATGCTCTTCTACTAGATACTCCGGCGGATTATTTTTCCAAGTCCCATCTGGTAAATACTTAACACCCAAATCTGTGATAGACCCATCCTCGTTATTAGCTTGAAGCTGCCTAAAAAAGAATACCGTATCATCTTTAATCTCTACTATTATAGCCCCCATAATTTGTGTAGAATGTGCTATATACACTAATCTCTGACTCATATACTCTTTTGATGTATAATATGGTTTAGTTACAGCTCCTGTGGTCATAACCATATGAGGCATAGCTCTATTACCTATAGGTACAGAATGTAGATCTTGTTTTGGTGACGCAGATATTAGAGATTTACCCATTGTCTGCGCTATAGAAGCTAAATCTAATAAAGGGTTTTTCATTTTAGTACTAGCCTTTATAGTACACAACATAAGATTAGAGTTTAAAGCGGTATGTTCAAAAATAAAATATATATCTTTAAAATTATCGTCCGGAAGTAGCCTACGGTCTATCTTATACCCGTCAGCGACATCCCGTTGATTATCCGCCACAAGCATAATAAGTATAGCCGCATCACGTACCTTACAAAATGTTTTTAGTGATGATAGTAAAGATTCATCAACTTTACCATTTGCAACAGCTGTAGTTATTATAAAATTCTTTTTATTATTAGAAACTACATCAGATACATTTTTTACATACTCAGCGGTGTAGTATTCATCTATAACAATATCTACGAATAACTCTGGGTGATTTTCTCTAGACGCTCTTGATAGTTCCTGCATCCCCCCGACTAACTCTATAGAATTTTTAGTTATACCATACGGGAGTAACTCTCCACGGGTATACTTACCAGCATTATATGCTTTAGCGTATGCTATATATAATGAGTCAAGTTTACTATCAAAATGTTTTTTAAAAATAGGTGTTCCTACCAAACAAGACGGCATATTATTTTGGCTAACTAAATCACGTAATTGATCCTCTTTACTTTTGTAGCTCTCTTCATCAATAGCTATTACAAGTCTATACCCATAAGCATGTGTCCTACCAGAGTGTAATGACCCTTTTTTACACTTATACTTTATACGATTTTCAAGTGTAGTAGACATGAGCATTTTACGAATGCTATTCATTTTTTGTGCGCCATCCCGCTCCTCTAGAAAAGCGTATAAATCTTTTTTGGAATCAAAGGCTATTTTCAACCCATGACTTCCTTCTGAAAAATCATACTCTTTATCTATTAAGTAATACTTCACAGCTGATTAGCCCCTTTTGTAAAAAGTTTCTTTTCTATATCTTGTCGTTCTTCTTGTGTTATTTTATGCCCTTCTAGTGGATTTGGCTGCTTATGTCCCCAATCCCATCCATCTTTATGTTGGCCTTTAAGCACTAATCCAGTATTAGATTTATAGTGTATAGCCGGAGCAGAGTCAACATGCTCGTACTTTTCCATATTACTACTTTGACACACTTTGCAAGATACATCTGTTATTATATTAGTTTTTTCAAACTCCTTCCCACATCTCTTACATTTATGGTACACCTTTGGGAAATATTTAAAAATATAAGTACAACTATGCACACCACAATCTGGGCAATTTTGACCATTAGGTTCCTCTACCTTAACAATATTATTGCAATTTTTACAAATAAATATTTTAAAAGACATTAGTTATCCCCCCAAACATTTTCCATCAAAGCCACAAATTCCTTATTCTTTAAAGATATATTTCTATTATAAGCTACTTCTTTAGCTGCTTCAAAACAACTTTTATTAGGATATATTTTACGCGACTGTTCCATTAATATATCCCACACAGCTGTGAATAACATATATTTTGTAAAAACCCTGGCTTTAGCCACGCGTATAATCTCCTCATTAGTCATATCAGAGAATGGCTTTACCGGAGATATCCGAGGTTTACGTTTCATATAAATAATCAACCTCCATTAAAAAGTGTTTTAATTCTAATAACGCTCTCTTTTTTAATTGTTCGAAGCACTCTGGTAGTATATCATACCTACTTTGAATATCTTTTACTGGTAATTCATCCCAACCAGCTACGCCAAAGGTATGACAAATTATTACCTTCATTTTATAAAGATCCTCAGAAACTACCTTTGATAAATTTCTTCTATTTTGTTTTAATAATTCTAGACGCGATACATCGAAACAAGCGTTAATAAATATCCCCATATCAATGCTATCTTCTATTTTTTCTTCGTTTGATTTTATAGTACAATCTTCTAATATGATATCTTCAAACATAAAATCCCCATTACCTACTACGCTTTCCATAGAAAAAGTATCTAACTCCATTTGATATAATTCTTCTGCCTCACGTATCTCATCAGTACCTAATTGTTTAGATATCTGATCAAAACACTCTTCATCTGAATCATTAAACTGAGACGCCAGATTATAAACTCTTTGAATTAGTTCTAATTTTTTTTGGGCATGTGGTGGTATATATATGAAATTATCTTGGGATACCTTTGCCCTACCAAGAAAAGACTGTAACCATGGTGTGGCATATGTTGTAAAACGACAATCAAAATTTTTATAATCAAACTTACTTATCGCCCTCATAAGCCCCATTACACCCTCGTCTATTAAATCTGATAATCCTAGAAAATCACACCCTTGAATATACCTTTTAGCTAATTTTATAACAAGGGGCATGTTATGATATACTAGTTTATCCAAAGCTTCTTGATCACCCCCTTGAGCGAGATCAAGTAAAGCCCTTTCTTCATCTTTACCTAACATCCTTGTGTTACGGCAACGATCTAGATAATACCCTATATCATGATTAACATTCATTAATATCCCCTTACACTCATATATGTATTTTCGGAATTTGCTACTTTAAAACTTGGACGTTTAAACTTGTACCGTATAGTAATGGCGATTTATGTTAAGCAAGGGGCACACGGGGTGCCCCTTGCTTATGTTTTAGAATGATATGTAATTAAATGTTTCTGATCCATCTGATACAGCGTGTGTTATAGTAAAGGATGTTCCATCTACAATGGCACTAATATATGCTGCACTAGCAGACGCTGTCGCACTTGTTGCTTGTAAAAATATTTTACTAGAAGACGCGATATTAGAATCCAATACAACAGTACTTGTTAATCCATTACTTAAAGTACAAGTTCCTAATGATTTGTATTTAGTATCCACAGCGGATTTTATATCTTCCAAATTAGCCGAATTTGTGCCATCGGTAATGTCTCCGGCTAATTGTATGTCTCCATAAAAGTGGGCTTTAAGGGATTTATCTATCTTCATTCCTAATGACGTTGTTCCATCTGATTTTGTAACATAGAGTTCCGCACGGGTTGGTATTTTACCGGATTCAACAACACCGTCCACTACCCACATAAGTTCTCCGCCACCATTAACATTAGAACCATCAAAACCTAAACAACCAACCTCCATCATAACGTCTTCAGCTTGACATGCTGCGGGGGTTTCCTGACTTCCGCGATATCTAATACCGTAAACAAAACTACCCCAAATATCCGTATTTCTATAGGATGCTAAACCAATACCAGCAGTTCCTGAATTAGCATCTGTCTGAACATCCGTAATATCCAGTTCTCCACCAACAACCGTATGTACTTCTGATCCTATATGTATTGCCTTTTTAACGAGGATATCCCCCTGATTAATAAGCTCCAAACCATAGGTACCTTCGTCCATACCGCCAAATTTAAATTTAATCCTATTAGCGCTATAATCACCAAATATCATATTATTAGATGTATCAACACCTGCGATATGTATCGGATCTCCAAAGGTATTTTCAACCTTATAATATTTATTATTAAGTAACGATACACCGTTACTATTAACACCGCCAAGCGTTAAAGTATTATCACTCTCATATTTTATTACCTCATCATATAGCCCCGTTGAACGATTTTTAAACAAAACCATCCCTTGGTCCATCCTAACATTTCCAGATTGAACTAAATCATTAACATTAGTTACATACCCGGTTTCAGTATCGACAGATAATGCCAAAATTATATTATCTAAGGCTTCTTTATCAGTATGAGTGTGTAATTGGGAGAGCACACCGGTGGCCAACTTACTTAACGTAACAGCCCCATCTTTAATTTCTATAGTGTCCACAGACCCTTCTCCAAGATTACCAGCCTGTAACGCTGCAACTCTACTATCTAAATCTAATAATAACGCATCCATACCAACTTTTTGAAAGATTGGGCACATGGAATCCATCTTTACTTCTTTTTTCTTTTTTAAGGTCATTTAAATCCTCCTATAATTTTCTATACGACTAACTCGTGTCTGCTATATTAATTATAATTTACGTACACTATGGTAACACTATTTTAGAAGGGAGCGTAGAGTCAAGGAATCCCAAGGTTCCGTAATTCCTATTGATAATTTTATACATCGCTATTAACGCATAATTTGTAGCATGCGCAAAATGATCTGGGCCCATATTACCTACTGATTCCCAGAACACCCCCTCTGAAATTTCATTTACTTTTATAGCCAAAGATTTGAGGTGATCAAAATATGTCTTCGATTCTTTATTATTATACACCAGTCTTTTTGGTAGTATAAATTCCCCGGATCTCCACGCTCGAGACATAACTTTTAATGTTACTGTTCTATTAGATGTGATACGATAACTGTTACTATTCCACTGATTATCTAAAATTTTTACTCCAGCACCGTCTACATAATAACATTCCCAAACTATGTTTGGACGTTCTTTTATAAGTATAGAATTACGATCCCTTCCGTATCCTTTATCACAAACACATAACTGTGCCTTCCATGAATCTATTAACTCTAAAACTCTTTTTATATGAAGTTCTGGATCTAAATAATTTAAGCGTTCATAATGAACTATCAACAATTTCCCTTGTACAACCTTTCCTACTACCGCCCAAGAGGTATCTCCCCAATCAACACCAATAACGTATTGACCCGTCTTTTGTATACTTTCTATAGTAGAATCTATACTATTATTTATATCGCTCTGTACTATTAATAAATTAGAGCCTACATAAGGAAGCCCTAAAACATAATTAAAGAACAGTTGCGGTATCATTCTTTTATAATCTTTTAATATATCCTCTAATGGTATCCATGGACAATCTAACTGAGAAAGATGATAACCAGACCATTCACATTGTCTATCTGTTATTTCAGGGACCCACTCCCCGTTAGTACGATCAATACAATCTATACCAGAACACTTTAAACATCTATATGCGTACCTACACTCTGCCTTTATTTTAACTATTGATTTAGAAAACTGTATATTCTGCCAATGCCCGCACTTTGTACAACGAACAAACCAATATTTCTTATCACTTAGTTGAAAACTAATATCTACACCATATCCCGGTAAGGATGGTGTGGACACATCACGTATAAGAGCTAGGTCTGATGATTTTAGTCCCTGCCTAAAGGCGTCCAAATTAGAACTTGTCATACGATCTCGTTCATCAAACCAAACACCATCAGAATCGACACCCTCTGCTTGATTTCCTTTTCCACCACTTCTGAAAAATAAATCACAATTTGCTACCCTCTTAAACGCTTGAGAGTTCTTGTCCTTACAAACTCTCATCTTGATGTAAGGACTTTCTTCAATAGCAGAATCTACTCGAGATCTTACAAAGTCACGCATTTGATCTCTAGTAGGAAACAAATACATAAACTTCTTAAAGGAGTATCTATTACACAAATATAATATTTCTGATACGTTGTTTTCTGAAACCCCGGCTTGCCTGGATTTTTCACATGTCTTCTTTGGATGTTGATCGTCGAGCATTTGTACTAAAAAGGGTCTTTGAGCCTGCTTTATAACAGGATCGAAAAACCTATATGGCTTTCCTTTAAGTGTTCTATACTTCTGTACCCACAGGTGTGGTACCTCTGATATTTTATTTTTAATAAGTGCGTTTAGATTCATAACCTATCCTCGAAGGTTGCGTCTATTATATTTTCCTCTGGTATATCTATATTTTTTAAAGTACCCTCTTGGTCTTTAAAGTATAATTGAACTATTTTATCCAAAATACTCTTAAATATTGCTTGATCCTGATTGGATAAATATGGAATATAAGATTCATAATCTATATTATCTGTAGTCATTTGTGTCATTAATTGCATGGTATCATCGACAGGTTTATCTGAATTAGCTTTTAATGGTGGATCGGATGGGTTTTGAAGATTATTATATACATTTATTTGATTAAGATTAACGGGCGTCCCTATTAAACCTTTTAATTCTAATTCATGTTCTCTTTCTGTTCTTAACTCTTTTACAGATTTTAAATAGGAATCTACAAGAACGGCACGCTCCTTTGCTATACCCTTCATAATAATTATCTTATCACCAAAACGATTTTCTTCCTCTTTAATAAATGTTAAATAACTCTCGTTTGTTAATTTATCAAACTCATCAATACGCTCTTTAGAAGACTCAGTTATGGTATATAATTGCTCTATAGATCTTTTTGATTCTTCAATCGCATCATATATCTCTACAGATGGTAAAAACGATTCTGATGAATGAAATTCCCTTACCTTTTTAACCGCCGCATATATCTCATTATAAGTTAGCCCATACTGTCTCTTGATCTCTTCCCTTGGGAGCCTTTTTATAATAAAAGCATAGTATATTGCTGATTGTTTTTTAAAATCTTCTTCATCTTTAAAACCATGCTTATTCAATAGGGACACGTCTTGACTAACCTCCGGTACAACCAATACCCTATAATTTTCCGGGAGACACTTGTTATCAGAAGATATATCCTTGTGTTCCACTATACATGTATAAGCTTCTTCTATATCTTTTTCTGGTATGGAATTATTAGTAATTAGGCCATGTTGTCTCAAAAGGTGTATTTTTTCTATTGCTGAATATCTTATTGATGACATCGGTTTTACAAAATCAGGTAAGTTATTAAAACCAGTCTCCTCAACCTTTAATATTACATCTTTTATACGTTCCTGAGAAGCATTAACATGAGATAACCTTAAACCTTTATAGTTTAAAATACGTATAAGGTCCTCTCTGGAAAGCCCCTCCAGCGACACCCCTCGGAACTCTTCTATACGATATTTTGGGTCTATTTTATACTCCGTTATAGCAAGTTTATGTTTTTCATTACTCATATATAAATACCTTTAATCTTGCCAGTAGTCCGCTGTTACTTTTTTAAATGTGAATTTATCGTGCTGCGGCATAACGTCTTTATTTTGCACACTCTGGTCATTCGGTGCTGTAAAATATTGAGTTAACATATGCCCCACAGATTTTAAATTATAAGACCCCCTCGATCTTGCTAACTGAAAGGCTTGTAATATTTGTTGCTCAGTAAATCCCCTCACCCAACTATGTAAATCCTCCATTTGTTTACTATCTATAACAGCCACCCCAACATAATCTCCTAGAGCTTTTAACATATTACCGCTTCTAAAAGCTTCCGGTAAAGGTATCTCCGATTTAATATTTAACACTATTGGTTTAACGGGTTCTTGTATAACATCTTTTGGTTTATCAACAGGAAGTTGCCGGACTATTAACTCTTGTTCATCTTCTAAAACGACTTCATCGTTTGCTAATGCTTTAAAAATACTTTCTGGTGAATGCCGGTCTAATAAATCCTCTAGTACTTCTACCTGCTTATCTTGATTACCGACAATATTTACAGATACTGGTGCCGAATTTACATGGTGTTTTGGGCTATCAATTATATCATTTTTTGGGACGCCTTGTAAATAAAAGGCATCCATTAAACTCTGAATAGCAATAAGCTGTACCACATTTAGATCACGTAAAGAATTTATTACTCGTTGTATTAATACTTCCCTATATCCCATTTTAAATCTCCTCTATCTCAGATTCATAATCTTTCATTAAACTATCAGATTCATCTTTTGATTCATTAATAGCTAATAATGAGTCCAATACTATATTCTCTTCAGTAATCCCTTCTACACCATTAGATATAAATATTATTCCATTATCATTTAATTGTTCCTCCGTTTTTTCATAAATCTCTCTCTCCAAAGGTTCCATATCTGATAACATAACATTTATGTCATGTTCCGACCACTCTGCTCGACATGACCCGCACCAATAATATTGGACATTACCAGCACTGCTAAACGTGTACGGTTGTAATTGTTTATAACAAAAAAAACAAGAATATTTTTTTGACACCTAAACTCTCCCTATCATAAATGTTTTCCCATATGCTTGAATATCATTTGATTTATTACGACAAGTAGATTTATCACAAAATACTTGATATTTAGATTTTCGTAAAAATGTCCTTCCACATATAGGGCATACACGCCTGTTTAGTTTCTCAAAATATTTTCTCTTAATATTTTTAAGACACTTCTTACACTGCTGGTCTTTATTATTAAAATAGGGGCATATTTTAGGATTCAAGACAGCTTACCCCCTCTTTATTTTTTACTATTGTAATAATATTATCAAAACGATTTATAAGATCATCATTGTGTGATATAACAAATATAGATGAAAAATCTTTAGATATATACTCTAAAAGATTCATAGCTCTTTCTCTCCCGGTTTTATCCAAAGATTCAAAAACTTCATCAAAAAATATAGCGTTAATAGCGTTATTAGAACGATGTTGAGCTAAATATTGCAAGGCCATTAAAACACATATATCTATTCTTCTACGCTCCCCCGTTGAGTTACCCTTATATTCAACAGATCCTAATATGTTTTCAGTGTCTACACGAAACTCATCTTTTAAAGTTTTACCATCTGATAATAATCTTTGAGTATTAAATGTTATACGAATAGACCCATCTGTCATTATTTTAGAATATTCATTAGCTTTTTCATTTAATACTGGTGTTATGCTATCTAATACTAGTGATCTAATACCGCTTGATCCGAAAGCCGTCTCCCAAAATATTAAATCATTAATAATGTATTCTGTATTTGATAATTTATCTTCTACTTTAATTATATCCGAGTTTACTTTAGACAACTCATTGTTTTGCTTTTTTAGAGGTTGTTCAAAGGGTGAAGGATCTGCTTGTAAATGCTCCACTTCCTCCATCAAAGTATTATACTGTAGCTCTGATCTTTTGGATGATTCAGCATTTAGATCTATTGTCCTTTGTATATTTTTTATTTCATATCTAAGATTGTGCAATTTAATCTGTGTATCATTGCTATAATCGGTTATATCTTTCGAAATACTTTGCTTTTTTTCCCTTATGTTTTTTAAATTTTTATCAACAGTAAATTTTATGTCTTCCGCTTCAGTTATATTATTTTTCAAAGAAGCTATTTTATTTATTAATCTTAATATTTCCTTCGCGGCGTGATCTTTAGATACTTCTTGACCACACTGAGAGCATGTTGCTCCAGACAACGATAAAATATTATATTTAACATCCTGTAATAATTTAATTTCTGCTTTTATATCCGAAATATAGGATAATTCCTTTAAGGCGTTCTCGTACCCAGTCTCCTCTAATTTTACTTGCTCTAACTTATCTTCCATAACTTGTAGGGTTACTGGATATTCTTTTATTAAATCTTCTAAAGTATTCTCTAATTCCTTTTTGTCATTATTTAATTTTTCATCGGTGTGTGTATTGTCAATCTCCAAAGATTCTAATTTAGTTAATAAAACTATTAATTTCTCCTCGATCTTACTTATATATTCTTTGTTAGAGATCTCAAGTTGTTTGATTGATTTTAATATGGCATCTTTTTTTGTAGAAAGTCTCTGCAGAAGTTGCTTATTCTCATTATCTTCTTTTTTTATATCTTTTATTAAATTTCTAGTTTTATCCAAATACGTGGAGAATCTTTTTGTATCAAGTATTGTTTCAAGTATTTCTTTTTGCCCAGAGTCTGGGAGTCCTGTAAAGAATTTTGATACCCCTTGACCGAATAGATAACCATTAATGAACAAATCGAAACTAAGGCCAATAATATCATTAATAACACTTTGTGTGTCCTTGCTCGTATCTCCATTAAAAAGCTCCTTATCTACCCATAAAAATACCGAGTCACCATATTTCTTATCTCGTCTAAATCTAGATATCTTTATTTCCTGTCCATCTTTGTCTATTATAAGTGTTACTTCCATGCCACCTTCTGTCTTGTTATTAATAACAGAGTTCGCTGTTAGGCCGGATATCAATTTTCCAAACATTGCGTAAGATATGGCATCAAAAAAACTAGTTTTTCCGGCACCATTAGAGTCGGCAGAATCTGCACATATAACCTTACCACATAACATGGTCAATCCTCTATTATCAAGATTATAGGTGTACTCCCCGAAAACTTTAAAATTTTTAACTGTTATAGTTTTTAATCTCAACATTATTATTCACCATTAATTATATCTAGGCCAAGCTGTAGCAATCTTGGGCGATCCTCTTCTACCGCGTATTTATCTACATACTTACCCAATATTATTTCATCACTATCTAATAGCGTAATATCTGATCTCGTATCTTTCTCTTCTATTGGTTTTTGATAATCTATTGTTACATTACAATCGTCTAACAAAGCTTTTATCTTAGGGGTCATCTTCTGAATGGCTACTCTTACATAATTATTAGAGCATAAGTCCTTCAAGTCTACATCTTTAATTTTTTTTAAATCTTTTTCATCCAATTTAATATAGCGGGGGAATGATGTCTCGATAAAATCAGAAATATTTTCTACCGTATCATATACCCAAAAACCCCGCTTACCCTCATCATTAGCGTCCATGTGTAATGGTGCCCCTATAAATTGAATATCGGGATGATCCAAACAAAAGGGGTCATGAAAATGACCTAAAAATACTTTTTTATGCCCCCCACTCAACGCCTCATCTATAGTAATTCCTGACTTTTTAATAGTCTCTTCAATAAGCCTTTTACCTTCTATGCAAGCCCCTATAATACCCTCATGTGCTATTAATATATCAGAACGTGTTTCTTGTATAGCAGTTACTATTTCATTTCTCCCATACATAAATGGTATCATTCCGACAGTTGTATCCCCTAAATCAAATACCCTCGGAGTGTCGCACACAGATGCAAAACCATTAAATGTGCTCAAAGAATTGTACCTACCCCTCTCGGCCATATCATGATTTCCAGGAATCATATATATATTACACCATTTTGAGGCATTTACTAGCATCTGTTGAGTCAATGTAAATACACCTACATCCAAATAAGACTTTGTATCGAAAATATCCCCAGCTATAAAAATATGTTTAATAGAGTTACTTTTAGCATAGCTAAATATCTGCCTAAGCACATCTAATGTATAAAATACCCTACTATGAATATTATCGACAACTGACGCATATGAATTAAATTTATGAACATGTGGATCTGACAACATTAGAATTTTCATGATAAATCCAAATATACCTGACTAAATCCCATAAAGTTACTTAACAACGATACAAAACCTAATTGCATAAATATAACACGGATTAGCGCGTGGTCAAATTTTATAGCGGAGTTCAAAACACCCCACACGTACTCCGCATTTTCTATTGTAATAGCCCTCTCCAAATCCACTAATTGATAATTAAGATTTAGTAAATCTATGTTAGCTATAATAGTTTCTACAGTCTTTATCAATTTACTATCTTGTATCTTATTGTCAAGGTATGCTTCAAGAGCATCATTTAAATTTCCAAAAGAAAATAGCGCATTCATAGCTACTGGACCTATCCCCTGTATTTTAGCTATATTATCACTAGGGTCCCCCATAATAGCCTTATAATCTATCATATGTTTTGGAGAAGGTATTGTAGTTTTACTATCTATTGTATTAAAGTTATCTAACGTAATCATACTGTGATTATCTTTTTTCATAGCCAGCTTATACATATAGGTGTTCTCATCTACAAGCTGACTCAAATCTTTATCAGCAGTTACTATTATTTTTTTCTTATCCGACAAAAGTTTACAGGTTAGGGCAATTAAGTCGTCTCCTTCAACATTTTTTTTACGCAACTGTCTGACTGGAAAACAACTTAATATTTTATATAGGATCTCTAGCTGTGTAAAGTATGTTTGCATAGACCCATCATATTCTCTATTAGCCTTATACTCAGGGTATAACTCCTTCCTATAAGATGATTTTCCATAATCCCAAACTATTACAACTTCCTTAGATCTTAGTAAAGGATTGTTTAGATACGCTGTTAAAGATCGTAACAATTCATATACAACAGTAATATCATCGCCACCCTTGACGCCAAGATCTGGTTCTTTTATATTACTAGCTGTAAAATTAGCCGTTAAGGGTTCCTCTATAGTTGACCATACCCTAAAAGCTACATTATTACCATCTATAATTAACACATCATTCATATCATTACCCTACCTGAGATAATATAAACTCTTTAAATTCTGGCATAGAATTAATCATCCCATCAAAAGAATTCCTCGTGATATCTAAATCTGGGAAACCGTCTACTACAAAATGACCCGCCCACTCCTTCCCAGATGATTTGGATATGGCTGGAGATAATACCTTATTATGAGTACAATAATCGAACAACCCTGCTAAAACATCTATGGAACTATCATCAAAATACAGGTTAAACGGTGCGCGTGTAAATGGTCTAGATATTCTATTTTTAGTAAATTCAACAGCACCGGTGATACCAACTATATTTTTGTCCTCATCTACAATCTTTTTTGAGTTTAAAAGATGCAATCTAACAGAGGCGTAAAACTTTGTAGCATTTCCACCGGTTGTATCCCAGTCTTGACCGAACATAACACCTATTTTAGATCTTATCTGGTTAATTACAACTAAAGCTACTTTTTGATTTTTAATCATAGGAATTAGCTTTTTGTACTCTCCGGATAATAATCTTGCTTCTGTTCCCATATTAGCTGCGCCAACAGCTTTCTCTGCGTGATCTTCTGTTGTCAACGCAGCAAGACTGTCAAAAAGAATGAATACCTCTTGATCAGGATCATTATCACGAATAGTCTCTACAACATCATAAACTTGTTTAAATGCCTCATTTAAATTATCTGGTTGATATATTAGTATATTACTTATATCAACGCCTAAAGACGCGGCTCTATCCTGAATATAAGATCTTTCAGCATCAATTAAAATAAACAACCCACCGCGTCTCTGCATCTCTGCTCCAGCTAAATAACCTAAAAGAGATTTTCCGGATGATTCGTTTCCATATAATTCTGTCATTCTTCCTATTGGGAAACCACCACCAACTGTTCCAAAATACTTATCAAATACTATGAGTCCAGTTGATACGCCCTTAGGAACCCCCTCATCTTCAACTCTAATATGACCGTACTTACTTGCTATCTTTTTTGCTAATTCTATTCCAGACAGACAACCACCCACGGTGGTTGTCTTATCTTCTTGCTTACGTTTAGCCATTATTACGCTTGCCTTTCAACGCATTAATTCTGGCCAATACATCAGATTTTACACCGCTGCTGCTAGAAGAATTACTTTCAGCGATACGGGATCCGACATCTACTGCAGACGGCCTTTTAACATCTTCATCATCTTCATCATCTTCATCATCTTCATTATCTTCATCAGTGTTATTACTTTGTTTAACTACGCTCTTATTAGAAGTCTTACTCGTCCTTGTTGAACGAGTGTCTAATACTTCCTCGGTAGTGTCCTCTGAACAAGGGTTTAGGCTGGTATCTACGGCTTCTGTAAGTTCTTCAGATTCTTCAATAGCTTTCTTTAGCTTTTCTGGTGTAGCCATAAGAGCTTTTGTACTTCTTGTAACTGTCGTTGCTTTTCCAGAAAGAATATCTCTCATTTCCTCTGGTGTTTTTAGTATATTATCTAATGACTCTTCCAACCCATGCGCTGACTCTAAAACACTAGCATCAACAGGATATGCCCTTGGTCGAACACTCATAGAATATTTACATTCTGATTCTGGTCTACCAGGAGGCACTGTTTTTGTTAATACAATTTCTTTACCATTATCCAAATCTGAAATGTCCTCTTGAACGTCTAAAACGTGGTTCATAATATCTTTAAATATCGTTTCTCCAAACTCGTATATCTGTGGTCCTTTATTAATAGCCTCTTCAGAAGATGTGTCTAGAATGTTTACCCGTATTCTATGCCGAGGGAACATTGCCTTTGCATCACTTTTTTCTAAGGTATCCTCCGATTTCCACATAATATGACACTTTTCACAAATAGGACACTTGTGCCCAAATGTTCTGTAAATACAGATAACACGATCTTTACTTTCGTTAATGCTATAATGCATATAAAATTCTTGGTAAAACGGCTTGCCATCTTCTATTGAAGGTAATATGCGTATAGTATTTTTACCATTCTGTGGCTTCCAATAAGTTATACCATCTACTACTAAAGATGTATCCGCTGATTTCTTCTTATCATTTTCAGAATTAAGTTCTTGTGCTCTTTTTAAAATATTATCTAAATTAAATCCCATTATATTCATTCTCCTTGATTTTTAATCATATAAATCTTTTTATTAATACTATCTATAGACTTTTCTACATCATTACTATCAATTAAAATAGTTATGGATTCAATAAGGCCCCTTAAATAACATTTCTTTTCTTCTATTGTATTAAATAACATCTATCATCCCTGCACAATTATAAATTTTCCACCAGTATTTCTTAAATCTATGTGTACCCAACCGGCTGTACACTTTATATCTTCCATGGCGGTGATACAAGAAAATAATTTATTTCTGTTATCTTTTATATATTTCCAAAACTCTGCATTATCCATACCTACAACATGTAGATCAGCGGCATTTCCAAGCTTGTGTTGAGAAAATTTTGCCCCTACTATAGAATTTGGTGCCCTATACCCACAATTATGAAAAGAACCACCTGTATTCCAATTATTAATAAAAATCCCCTTTCCGATATTGTCCCTAATATCCTGCACAGTTTTTATTAACAGCGGGTTTACAAACCACAAAGAATTATCTTTAAATTGATCATACACCTCCTTAGAAACAAATTCTTCAAGTTTAAAATTGTTTGATACTTTCATTCTTTATCCCCTAATATTTTATTAAGATTAGACTTCATTACTGTGATTTCAGAAGCTATTTCTTGCCTAGAATTAGACGCCAATGTTCGTAACAAGTCACTTTTTTGTGCCATAGCTTGTGTAAGCTTTTGTAATACCGCAGTATCCCTCTGTTTTTCATAATATAGGGATTGCACATCAATCACATCTTCATCAGATGATACCTTGGCCTTTATAGCATCTTCTGTTAATTTATTAATAGCATTTTGTCGAATCTCTAAAGATTTCTCACTTTTAATACGCTCCAGCTGTGCTTTTACAAGGGACTCTTCATACTCAGCTTGTGCCGCCATAGCCGCTATCCACGCGAATCTTCCAGGATTCTTTATGATCTCGCCAGCCAAATCCTCCGGTTGAATACCTACCAGACTCTCTAGATCAGTATCGGAATTTATATCTCCTAAGCCCTTTTCAATATCCTTGTACACTTTATTTAAAAACTTCTCCATCAAACTCATTATATACCTCCACGCTTATATATGTACTTTCGGAATTTGCTACTTTAAAAATAATAACTTACATACCAACGTTTCTCCAATTAACTACACCTTTATTTTTTAATAATGAACAAAAACGACAAAAATACACACCATTATGCTTTTCTAAATTGGCCTTATACCTATCTAATCTTGTCCTATAAAACCCTTTACAATACGGCGATGCCTTGCTGTCACATTCCGCAACTACTATAGACTTACTTCTCCATGGATACTCCGGTTGCATCAACATAAATACCCCATTCCACGGACTCCTCCGTACCGACACCTTCTAGATAAAGTTGTTCTGGTAAATAAAATATTCTATTTCCTAAAACAGGATCCGGTATATCCTCTTCAGTAAAAATTATTGGAGATAACGATCCCCAGTTATTTCCAACCTCACAATCAGCCACCATAGGTACTGTAACCCAATCCAGCTTTTCCAGTTTATCTATATTCTCTAATATAGATTTTGTAATTTTTACAATTGTGCATAATTCCTCTGGGTGAACGTCTATCATAATAGAATCATATACTGTACCCAATATTAAACTCTTCATATTCGAATCTTCTAAATACGTTTGAGTATATATTAAAGACTTAAGCATAAAATCCGCCGCAGAAGATTGTACAATATGATTAACGCCTTCCCTTAAAGCTTTATAAAAACGCTTTCTGAGATGCTTTGGGAGATTTTCTCTTGCCACTAACCTGCCCCTATTAATAAATCCTAAGGCATGTATACCGGGGAATTTACGTACCCTCCCAAACATAGATACAGCTTTTTCCTCTTGCCATATAGAGATCTTACAATTTTCTAACCAATCTTTAAGTGCGGTAAATTTACCAAAATATTTATTTTCAATAAGATCTGTGGCACCTTCCACAGACAAGCCAAGCTCATATGCCAAAGACGGGGCCCCTTTTCCGTATATCAAACCGAAGTTAATTGCCTTCGCTTCTTGCCTCATAGACTTTGTAACCTCCTCATATGGTACACCATACATCATAGAAGCGGTATACATGTGGATATCAATACCCTTTCTGTAGGCATCTATAAGGAAACGATCTCCGGATAGCATTGTAGCTACACGAAATTCAGCCTGAGAATAATCTAGTTGTAAATAATAACCACCTTTAAATCTAGATATAAACATCTTTTTTATTTCTGAACCCCTTGGTATATTTTGGGTATTCGGAGCTGCTGACGCCAGACGTCCTGATAATGTTCCATGAACTAGATTAGAAGAATGTACTAACCCGTCACTCATTATCCATTCTTTTCTTGTACGCTTAACATAACCACTATACAGTTTACCAAAATGATTATACTCTATCATAATCTCCAACATTTTTCTTATATGTATGGGATAATCCCCTTCTGGTATGTCCAATAAAGCTTTAAAAGTCGTACTGCTCATTGAATAATACTGATATGGTATATCCTCTAAGGTATCCCAATTATTGTCCTCCTTTAAATACTCTTCCTCCCCTTTTTCTGTAAGATATTGCATAATATCATGTTTATTAAGGTATCTCCACATAGACAATTCTTTAATAAATAACCTGCCAACATGAGCTGATGATGCCATATTAAACTCTATAACTTTAGCCGTTTTACCCTTCTTAAAATTTTCTACATCTTGATAATACGAGCGAACCTTTTCTACTAAAGGAAATGATTTAAACTCTGACTCAAGATTAATCATTTTTAGTGGATAGCTTTCTTCTAGTTGAGTTAGAACCTCCTGATCCAATTTAAAGCCGTTACGTTCCACATTTATAAGAGTACGGGTTATACGCATTAGATACTTAAGCAATCCCTGCTTATCTTCTATAATAATTTGTGGATAAAATAAATTATAAATACGCAGTGTTGCATCTGTATCGCAACAATTATAAGGCCACAATACCTCTATCGGAACTCCCGCGTACCCGGTTGACTTATCTACTTTTTTATCTGTGACATACTTATCAAGACCATGATCATAATCCCCAAGATCTGTGTACTGTAACGCCAGTTTTTTCAAGGAATGTGTTCCACGTGTAGAGTCTAAAATATAGTGCACAAGCATTGTATCAACATCGAAATTAACGACTTCAATACCCATAGTAATAGCTATATAATTACAATCGAATTTACCATTATGAAATATTTTACTGGAATTATTTGTTAAAATATCCTTAATGCCATCCTCTACTATTCTTATCTCTTCACAATCGAAGGGTGTTTCAGGATGATAGAGTGGTACGCACGCACCCTGGCATTCTTCCCATGAAAAAGCTATGGTAATAACCCTTGCGTGTTTCGCCCAAGGAGATAATGACGCTGTTTCTATATCTACCGCCACCAAGTCTTTTGTTTGTATCTCTTCATAAAAATCAGCAAACTTCTCCAGATCATCGATATACTTATACTTTAGTTTTCTTCGTTCTACTCCTAGAAATATATAAGCTTTTATTTTATTAAGAGTTTCTATATACTGATTATACGGTCCGGGGTCTCCTTTGTTTAGAAAACTTATTATATCATAAGTATTATCTAAATAAAAGTATATAGTATCTGTAAGTATATCCCTATAAGAGTGATCTACTTTATTTGACATACACTCTTTTAATAGAGAAACAGTGTACCCATAAGAACCCTTATCACCTAAAAATACTACTAGGTGTATTCCTGTATACTCTACCATCCTATTAATATAATACTTGGCACACCTCTTTGTGGCCTTTAAAATGCTGTCCTCATCTTCACCTTTAGGAACCTTTGTTCTTAAAGATGTCGTATATGCCCAAGAATCTTTATCGAAACCAAGTTTGTCTAAATGATGCTCCAAAAAAGTATAGGCATCTGTAACCCCTATAGATTCTGATTCTACATAATCTATAAACAAAACTCTCGCTTTAGATGGATCTTCTGATATAATATTAGGGATTAAAACTGACTCCTCATTACATGAGGATATATAAGGACACTTAAAACACGGAGGAGTATCTTTTTTGATACCTTTTCCCATAATACTACCCTATTTTACTTCCTATTATAGTACCTTGTTCTATGTCTACTTGATTACTCCCTACAGTAATTAACATACTATTATCACTCATTACATTATTAAACATAATACCACACAAGGCTAAATCCTTTGAAATATATACTATATCTCCATAGAAACTGGATATACATTTAAAAATATAAGAAGTATTAGGCAATAGACTATAAATACAAGACGCAGGATTTTTCTCCTTTGTAAAGAATATTTTGGGGTTTGAAGTTGATATTCTTGATATACCCTTTATTTCAAAAACCTTATCCAAATATACGTTAGGATTCAAAGTAAATGCGCTCGTACCAGTTAGAGTAATGTTTGAAGAAGAATATGCCTCCTCTATACATGATATAGTATCTTCAATTCTACTAAGCCTTGTACCTTCAAGGTTTTCTTCTACGACACTATTAATATTTTTATCTTTATTTGATTTTTTAGATGCCTTTACTTTACCCATTATTTTCTCCTTTTAAAAGATTATACCACGCCTCAATTGCAACTAAAAGTTCAGATAAATTATCATCTGTGTATGCAAAAGAGTTGGCGTATCTATGAAGATATGGTATATCAAAATTTCTAGTGCTAAAAACTATGCAATATTTTTTTGAGTTAACATTATTGTAATATTTGATCTGTAAAAAAGATTTTTTACCTAACTTAACAGAATAATAAGCATTTAATTGTTGAAACGTTAGATCCGCGTATGTGTCCTTTAAATAAACCAATAACGCGTGTGTTCTTGAATTTATCTCTCCAAAACCCGTTACTATAAGCTTTTGAGGAACCTCAAAAGGCTCGGGTGTTAATACAGGGGCCTTTCCTAACAAGGCTGATTTCAACCAGGAGAGCTGATCCTCTATATTTTTAATAACCCCAACTATCTCCCCTAAACTTATATTATCTTCCGCAGCCTTTAATACTACTTTTTGATAATCTAGGCGCTCTTCAGGAGAGACGATGTCCTCTTTTGGTTCATTTAACTTTTCTACCGTCGTATTATCCCTAGAGTACATTAATTCCCTGCATGATCGCCTTTCCAAACAGCATAAACACTCCGGAGCATCTGAGTCATAAAATAAACCCTTACAATCCTCTTCATCTACCACAAGCTCATAATCTTTACAATCCATTAATCTACCCCCATATTACTCATACTCTTTTTTATATCTTTGCAAAACATTTTTAAAAGTTTTTTTCTTTAAATATTCCAAAGGCTTTGCATTAAGTAGCACATATTCAAACTCGTTAAATGTCATATTTCCTGGATCCTTGTTTGGCCATGGTATACGCGCCACATAAATATTTGCTAAACCCCTAAACTTATTAGCCTCCTTTATAGATTGTAGATATGCGTCCTCATCTAGCATTATAAATATATTTTTAAACTTATAATATAACAATTTTTTTATTTGTGCGTTTGATATAGACGATCCTAGTATCGCTACAGCTTGCTCTCCTACACCGAATACGTCAAAAGGACCCTCTACAACTACGACACTATCATAATTTGAAGCCTTGTCTATATTAAACAACACCTGCGACTTACCTATAAACTTTTTATCACGTACCCATCTAGTAGTGTTTAATGCCTTTTCTATCCCATCATTTTTAGCTTTTTCTTCTAAACTGCTATCTAGTAGCTTCCCATCATACATATACAATCTATTAATAAAATATATGATTTCATTATTTTCTGTACAGGGTATTATAATTCTATTTTTATACCTCCCTTCTGCGCAAAATCCTATATTATAATCCACTATAACTTCCGCGGTTAATCCCCTATTTAATAGGTATCTAATAGCTAATTGTGCTTCCATAGACTGTTGATCTTCTGTTATTGGTATAAACTCTTTTGGTAGTGATACTATATTCTCCTCTGGTTCTGTTACTTTTCCATAGAAACGTTTTAGCATACTGTCTCTTAAAGAAGGACCTTTAATCAATTCTTTATATTGATAATCCAATAACATCTTATCAACACTATCTACAGAGTTTCCAGTAATATCCACTAGAAGTCTTTTAATAGTACCGCTCTCTTTACAACGAAAACAGTGAAACCTCCCTATGGTTGTATTTATATATAATTTACGTTGATCATCTGAAATTTTATTATGTCCTCTACAGTATATACAATTAAGTCTTAACTCATTGCCATCTGGGGAGCTTGCTTCAATAGCGTCGCAGCTATTTATAAGAAAAGAATATATTCCATCACTCATACTTATATATGTATTTTCGGAATTTGCTACTTTAAAAAATCACGTAAAACTTGGCTAGAAATAATGACGCTATTAAGACTGTCTAAAGTATTAGAATTTTCAATTGTAACATGCTCGTACTTAGATACCCAATCAAAAACTTCTGATGGTGCGCTCTGCTCTTCTATTGTCGGTACTTTGCCATCTCGTTCCATAGCTCTGTTCATCCTATCCTCTTGTCGCGCGGAAACCTTTAATAACATAATACAATCCTTACCAATATTTTCTAATATATATGTATATTCTTCCTCAAAACGACAATCATCAAATACTACAAAGGACTCCCCGGATTTAGTAACATCTGTAAAAGCTGTTCTGTAAAAAAAAGAATAATCAAAAGACTTTATCGCCTCTGATAATCCCTGTAATAATTTTCTTCCCGATACTTGTATATTAGAGTTACTATTCTTGTCATAGATAGTATAATTAGACGCCTTATTTATGCAACTCCCATCTAAAGAATAAGTATTTTTTGCTATATCTTTTAAACTACTAGCAAAAGAAAATTTTTTAAAACCAAACTGATGTAACATATCCGCTATAGTTGTTTTACCAGAGTACATAGGGCCTGTTATTAATATTATTTTTTTCACTTCCTACCCCCAAAATATTATAATTTTAAAAATAACAAAGGATAACAAAATAGTTGCTGGAACAGTTAATATCCAAGTATTAACCATATGCATAACTGTTTTCCAATTTACATTTCCAATAGATTCCTCCGCCCCCGCCCCAACTATTGCGGAACTAATACAATGTGTTGTACTTATTGGAGCACCAAATGCTGTCATTATTTGTATTGTAAGTGCAGAACTCGTTTCTGATGCGAAACCGTGTTTGAAGGTTAGTTTAGTTATTTTTTCTCCCATTGTTTCCATTATCCTCCAACCACCTATAGAAGTTCCGACAGCCATTACAAAAGAGCACAACAAAATAACCCACAATGGTATAGAGGTTCCACTATAAAATCCCGCAGAAACAAGCGTTAATGTTATGAGGCCCATCGACTTTTGCGCGTCATTGCTTCCGTGAGAGAAGGACATAAATGCCGCAGAAAATATTTGTATTTTTCCATATACTTCATCTTTTATTTTTAGCTTTCCCAGTATTTCCATGAAAAAAAATGAAGAAACGAAACCGATAAGAGGGGAAAGCAATGCTGGGATTACTACTTTAAACATTACACCAGACCATTTTATAACGCTCGGCCCAGACACAAATATCGCAGCCCCAACAAGCCCTCCAATAAGTGCATGTGAGGAGCTACTCGGCATACCAAAATACCACGTAATAAGACCCCAGGATATCGCCGAAAGTAATGCTACAAATATAATAATGGGGGAGTCACATTTAGTTAAAATTCCAGACCATACTGTTTTTGCTACTGCGGTTACGACTAATGCACCAAAAAGATTCATTACTGCACTCATTATAATAGCTTTCTTTGATGAAAGAGCCTTAGTTGAAACGCACGTAGCTATTGAATTTGCACAATCATGAAGACCGTTAATAGTTTCAAAAATTAATATTAAAACTATAGTAAAAATTAATAGTATCATTTTATATTCCTATAGTGTTTATTTATATTTACAGTACTATTTATTTTAATATTGTTTTTATTGTTTATCTACGTCATAGGATGCTGATAATTTTAATAATATTTGTTTTGTTTCATCATCCAAATCTTCTGTTCTTAGTGCTGCCATTTGAGAGGTATTACAGTTAACCCGCATAGTTTTATAATCAACGTTCATCCTTATAGTAACGCGACTCTCTCCATCTCTATTTTTTGCTACAAACATTTGCAGTATTCCTGTCTGATCTTCTTGATTCTTATCTAAACATACTAAGGTTGCTACTACATCTGCTGGATTTCCTTTTGACTTGCTCCCACTAGCGTTATCCATATCTAAGTTTAGCTTTTTTCTTTGTAGTTCATAACCACCCCCGTTTGCTTGTGACGCCGTCCATACAGGTATACCAATACTTTGTGCCCATGATGTTAGTTCAGTAAATATAGCCTTTTCGTTTAACCAATTTTGTTCCGTTGGGTTTATAGCTAACATCTCGTCCGCATAATCCACCACTATAAGATCTGGTATAAAATTATCATTATCTCTTAGACATTCTAAGTACGCGTTTAAATTATTTGTATTAACAGTACGCCGAGGGAAAAATGTTATCTTTAAATTTCCTCCTATCGCCTTTTGAGCCTTCATACAATCTATTAATTTACACTTACTATCCTTTAAATCCCGTAAAGTTACACCTGTAAACATAGAATCGAATCTTCTAGATAATTGTTCTACCGGCATTTCAAGAGATATATACCAAACCTTTTTTCTTTCTGTTACAGCATGTTTTGTAATATTTTGTAATAAAATAGACTTGCCGGATCCAGAGGGTCCTATAACGAAACAAAACCACCCAGGATGTACCCCTCCTCCATAAAGAAGTTTATCTAAATCTGATATTCCCGTAGGAATACCTTCTTCTACGGGCATATTATACTTATTAAACCTATCCTCCGCTTCATCTAAATAATTATACCCTACAGCAGACACATTTAACCCTATCTTATAAGAATCTATAAATAAGTTTCTCGCTACCTCAAGATTTCCTTTATCTACTTGTTCCGCCACGTCTATAAGTGCTCTTCTAACAGAAGCCTGTCTTCCAAACTCTATTACACGATCCCTTATATACGGGCGCATTGGTTCGATATCATATGTATACAAACTTTTAGATATTTCTATATAATCATCTACTAAATCCTTTGTGTGAGGGTTTTTTAAAAGTATCTTAAGCTCCTCCTCTAAGGCAATAGGTGTAGGAGGTATTGAGTACTTAGATACAAAACTTAATATAATTTGAGCGATATCTTGCAGATAATCCTCCGTAAAAAATGCTGCCTGTATCACACCAGGATTTGTTACCACAAATTTTATATCTTGCAACATATTAGCAAGAATAGATATTTGGAACTCTTCATTAAACAGATAATTTTCCATTTACCCTATATCCAATTTCTTCAAGATCCAGCTTAACACGCCGCAATACTTTAGTATAATCGTTCTCATATAATTTATAATTCTCTATTTTTTCATCTATAACAGCCAAAAGAGTATCCTTTGCTTGTATGAATCTCAAATCCTCTTTATATATTTTATATCTACTTATTATGTGATAATATTTTGAGCCTAATGTATCTTTATATAAATTTTTTAATTCCTTATTATTAAAAAAAATATTTTCGAATTCATCGTTAGTTAAAAATATTAATTCCCCAAACTCTTCTGGAAAAGACATTAATATTACTAAAGAGTCTTCTTTATAAAAATCACATAACTGATACAGCCTTATTATGTCTCTTCCTAATTCTTTATAAAAGTAATCTTCTATCTCCATCAAACAATAATTTCCACCATAATTGTAGGAGGCCTTTTGAAGATGCTGAACAAATAAATTAAACAACTTTGGCATCATGCTTGGAAAGGGCCTAATAATCCCCATACGCTTGTCTAATCCTTGCTCTAAAAACTCTAATAATACCGCCTGTATATACAGTTTTGTAGGGATGTCCCTTTCCTTCAAAAATTTATATAATTTATAAAAGCTATTCCACTCGCGGTACTCCACCAAATTTTCTGGGAGATTTTTCTGTAAATATACCCTATAACTCATATGAATATGATCCCTATAAAACAATATCATCTCTGATACATCTTTATACTCTTCCACACTTATTGGTAGTATTTTACTAGATTTTGGCATATGTTTATACCTCTGTACCCATAGTCTTTATTTATATATGTATTTTCGGAATTTGCTACTTTAAAAAAATACCCCGAAAATTTCCGGGGCTTTTAATAATTGTAAGGATATTTAAATTAAATAAGTATCATTTTTATCTGTAAAAACTTGTGTTAACTTTCTACGTATATCTGATGATAAGCCCTCTATTGCTTCTAATAGTTCTTCTGAGAAAGATAATTCTTCTTTTGTGGCGACATCAGACGCCAGGTATCCTACTAGCTCTTCTACTAAATTATCTTTTATTTCATCTTGAAGTATTGCCTTTATCTCAAATATATCGTCTTTATTTAATATAAGATTATCGCGAGTCTCATTTGCAACTGGATCTACTATATCTTCTTTATCTTCGTCATAGCTAAATACCTGGCCTTTTGTTATTTTTGTTCTAGATTCTACCTCTTTTATATGCTTATCCCACTCTATAGTATTCATCTTACTCATGGCATTTATAATCTTTGTCTCTTTCTTTATGGATCTTTGTAATCTTTTAATATCCAATTCTGACGACGCTTCTTTATCATTAACATACTTATTATTAGCTAGCTGATACCTTCTTAATTGCCCATTGTGATATTCTAGTGTACAGTCCTTATAAGAGTTTATTAAATCCTCTCTTGTATTGACTCTATTAGAATCTAACAACCTTTTGGCCTTATGTAAAATTGATACCTCTATGTTTTCTCTCATGGTAAGACCTAACCGGGTATCCATCATACGTGCCAATCTAATACCTTCAAAATAAAGGGAAGTATAAAGATACTTATTAATATCAATATTTTTTCCGCTATCTTGCTCTTTACCTTTAATATTTTTTCCAAAAACTTTTCTGTGTAATATATTCCCAGCCTCTAAATACATCTTATCCACAAGCATACCAGATAATAGATTATAAGGGCCTTGATTATCAGAATCCCCCTTAACACTAAACCCAAAATTATGACACACTCGTCGTGATACTGCCGTTCTTATCTTTGAAAAATCTCTATCTATATTAGAATATGCCTCTTCTATATCGTCTGTTTTATAATATTCGAGAATGGCCTTATTGCGCATATCACGTTCCGATAACCTACGCTTTTGAGTCTTAACTTCTTTCTGCTTCTCTGTGACATAGTGTACTATATCATTAATATCAGCAAGATACTGCCCAGAAACTCCAGATGTATCCGTGCCTTGGAATTGCTGAACTATGTGCATATTTTCTCTTCCTGACATATCTGGTCCAAGATAATACATCTTTGTCGTCTTCATACCTTTATATTCCGAGTCTTGTAGTTCTATTTCACGGGTATCTTGGTTTAATACCAATTTTTTAAAATTTGATACCATAACTACATCTCCGGGTTTAAATTCTCCCTTTATCTTATCTCCCTGTCTTCCTACAGGTCTTCCAACATATATTTCCGGCGTTTTTGATTTTTTATTTCTAGTTATAAAAACACGGGAATCCGGGTGGGAGGCTACTTCTTCGAGATGTTTACGGTGCTCTTCTGGATTCATATTATGGAATAACTCGTTAAACCCATAATCATCTTTACTCTGAAGTATCTCTTGAACCGCCTTCTTATGTTCTTGCACATAAGAAACTATAGTATCTTTCTGCTTTTCTGGCGGGGCTGTACTTACCGCTTCCGTTATATCTTTAGTAGATGTCGGTAATTTTGTTAATTTTTTAACGGGAGATTTTACATAATAGTAATATTCATAAGGTCTGTCCGGCTTTCCAACAAACTCCCTTCGTATATACTTATGATGAGTCGCACGCATATGTCCTTTGGCGGCTTTTGATAGGTCATCATATATATACAAAATATTATCTTCCATTGCTACCCCTTTTTACTATATATGTATTTTCGGAATTTGCTACTTTAAAACTAATTCTTATAATACCACGTTCTTATCATTACATCTACATGAACATAATTCTCTGCTACTCCTACATTAGAGAACAGAAAATTATCCTGAATAACTTTTAATATGTCTCTCCCTGGTAGGTAGCTACCATCTTCCTTTTTAAAGGCTATGTCCATAGCCTTTAAAATATTACCGGTACTCTCCTTGACTATATGCAGAGAATTACTATTATAGTATTTTTTCCAGTTTTCGCCATATTTATTCTGATAGTATTCTATGTTTTCATCTTCCGTTCTTGCACCCTCAATTAATATAAAAATAAGACGCTCCTTAAGTTCTAACTCAAGTAAGTTCTGTAAAATATGTATATTTCGTTGAAGATGCGCGTCTATTTTCATATTATTTTATTTTTTCTATATACATTATTTCGACTAATCACCAAAAAGCTATAACATCGTTATCTTCATCTGATATAACCGGTGCTGATGGGTATATTGTTAATGGTGAATAAAAATCTACGATTACATGTGTTGCAAAGTTATCTTCGTCCCCTATAACATATCCTATACTGTAATAAACGTTAGTTTTAAGGGGGAAATATACATATTTACCATTACCATTTACACCACAAACATACTGCCCAGACTGAGCTACCCTTTTTGCTAAGGCGTCTGCTTGATCTGGGTTTCCTGTTGGTAGACTTAGATACGCGGTTAAATATACTAAGTCATTTGCGGCCCTATAGTCATCTCCAAAACCTATTTTTATAACCCCATCACTTGTTGGTTTGAAATAACATTTATAGTTATCCCCGAAATGACATGTGCCATTTGTTGTGCAATTTGTATAGGTATTTGACGCGCTTCCATTAAATGGAACAAAACTGTCATGATAACCAGCATCCCAATCGATACCGGTTGATGGTAATAATTCTGCATGTACTTTTGTATATATAGGATTCACATTATTATATGTTATATCTTGGCACGTTATATCATCGCATGTTATATCGCCCGCCCGTATATCACTAAGCTCCCACATACCTGCGTCTTTAATTGTGACATCCCTGGCTCCCTCTGTGGCAGGTTCTACACCTATAAAAAAGTATGCTGTTATTGTTTGCGTAGCGGTAAAAGTTCCTGAATGTTCTTCAAACGCACCATTATAAAAACCGGCCATAGAAAAATATTCGCCACCACCAATTGTTGATCCTACACGAATGCCGAAGTTGGAGATTTCTGTTTTTGCTGTAAAAGATACCTTATAGGTCTTCCCAGACGTTAATCTTACTGGAACATATATCCCACACCAACCTGCTCCTGGCCCAGTACTGATTCGGAAAGACCCATCTACTATTGAGCAGTCTGTGGCTGGAACAATATGATAATTCCATTGTCCTAACGGATTAATATTGTTAGCCAAGGTGTTAACAAACGTAGGTTTATCGGGGTATTCACTAACTATATTATCACCGCGTACTTCTAATTTAGGAGTTATTACTTCCGATGCCGATATTCTTCCTGATGCAAAAACACCGCAGCGTTTCTTACATGAAACCGCTCTAAATCTAGCAAAGCCTGCGGAATTTCCGACATTAGTGTGTGTGAGTATTAATTTAACTTGTTGTGTCGCCGTAGCTAAAAAATCTACGGAAAAAGGTTGCGCTATTTCCGAACTACCCATATAATTAAGCACAGTACTTTCATACAATACGGTAGACTCGTTGCTTGCTAATACTATGCTAACTTTAACACTACTAAGCTTAACCTGTGAGAGCTTTCCTGTAATATTGTATGTCTCGCCAGAAAACATTGTAAAAGAGTTTACTGTTTTATAACTAGCAAAGCCTGTCGGCTGATTGGCGGCCCCACTCAATGTCAAATTTCCATTTGCTATTGACCCGCTTCCATTTGATGCCGCTTTTAGCGCCCAATTGACGCCGTCTGCTGCGTCAAAACTCGGGTCGGCTAATATCTCTTGTCCTATGGTTAAATTTGTATTAGAACTACCTATTCCTCCAGCATTTATAGTGTCTACATTTAATGTTTTTGCTGTTATAGTGCTATTTGTTACGTCTAATTTTATACTGTTATCAATATCTACAGTTGTTGTATTATGTCTTACAAATGTGAACAGTCCTGTACAAGAAGACCCAGAAACTATATACGCTGTTGAAGTGTTATTGAAGATACTTATACCAGATCCAGTTGTTGCTCCTGGATTTGACGGCGAGCTGGAGGATGTTTGTGGTATTAACAATCCATATGTAGTGGAAGGATCTCCTATTATATATTTACTTAAATACCCTTGAGTTATAAAACTACTGTCTTTATTTGCTGGTATACCAAAAGGGTCATTACTATCTTTAATATATGTTATAGTATTACCATCAATAATTAAACTTGTTGCAGTTATACTACTAAGCGCCGCTGTTCCGGAAGTTATATCAACAGACGATATGCCTATGTTATTAAGAAGTTGCTTTGATCCAGTATCTTTTAATATAAATTGTTGGGTGGTATAATTATTACTTATATCGGGAAAGGTTACTGTTATATTATTACTTTGGGAGGTATTACCTTTTGCTATAGTCAGCTTGCTAGTACTAGACAAAGAATTCAATATAAAGCTTGTAGTAGATGTTCCATTTATAGTGCAATCTGTTATAGTTTTATTTGTTAAAATTTGACCATCAGATGTTCCAACGATATTACCAATTACCCCATGGGTGCTTGTTAATGCCGCGTGTGTACTTACAGATGAACTTACATCGCTAGAAGATGCTAATGTTGCATTATAATTAGGAAAGGTGTACGTTCTATCCCCAGTTAACCCAGAGGTCGATAATATAGCTTCGTTACCGCCCTTGTTTATAGTATAAGAAGAAAATGTTGTTCCATTTATAGCGCAGTCCGTTATAGTTTTATTTGTTAATACTTGTTGCGCTGCCTCCAGTACAAAAGTTCCATTATAATTAGGAAAGGTATACTCTTTATTAGCTGTTGCTATACTATTCAAATTAATAATTGCTTTAAAGGATGTTTGATCAGATTGCTCTATCTCTAACCTATTTGTAGCAGCATTGGTATATAATTTTCCTTGTGTCCCTCCGTTAGCAATTATTTTAGAGGCGCTAGTCAAAGTACCCGTCCCAGTTAATGTTACATTTTTATCTGTTGTAATATTTTTTGTAACAGTTATTAGATTAGATACTATAGTTAATCCATCTATAAAACCGCCAGTTATTTGTCCAGTAGCCAATATTAGTCCGGAACCTGCAGCGCTTAGATCCACCGTACTTCCGGAAGAGGCTATAAATTTTCCAGAATTATTTATTTGTATTTCAGCATTTGCCCCAACAGTTATTAGAGACTTACTTGAAGAACTTGTGGATATAAGTGTTAATAAATTTCCGGATGTTCCAGCATCCCCAAACATAAAAGACTTAGCTGTGATTGTATTTGTATCTAAATATAGTGGTTTATCTATTATCCATTTAGCGCTTGCTACGTTATATTTAACCGACGCTAACGGCGTAAGTACACTCGATCCTACACTTATTCCAAAATCAGTTGCAGAACTATTATCTTTACCTACGTGTATTATAGAGTCCTCTACTTGTACAGTCTCAACATCAAGAATCGTCTGTGTTCCTTTTACTGTAAGGTTACCTTGTATATTAACGTTTCCACCAAAAAATTGATTTCCATGATCAGTAACAATTTTTGGTCTATAAGTGTTTGATGACCCAATTTTAAATGCACATAGATTATCAAATAAAGCAGACCCACTTACAGTATTTGAAAGACTCATCCAGAAATATATATAGGTTGACGGTGATACATTTAATGGTATGCTCATAGAAACAGTTAAATACTTATATTCCCCACTATTAGATGCAAGTGTACTGGAGTCCTTTACAAGGATATCTGTTCCACCATTATTATCGGTAGAATTTAACGCTATTTGTATTTTAGCCAATCCTGTAGCATCTGTCTTTGCTTGCAACGAAAATATTACAGTATCGCCCGAATAAAGTCCTAAATCTTTTAATTGTGCCCTAAAGGCGACTTTTTTACCAGATACAGAATCAGATATGTTTAACGCACCAGTAGAGTTTAATCCACCGGATTGATTTATGCTTCTTGTTCCTGCGAAATAATACCACTCTGTTGTTCCGTATAGAGAACTATTAGATGGGTCTATATACTCGTTAGACCCCGCTTTAAAAGAAAAATCTCCATCATATATTAAGTTAGAATATAACTTATTAATATCTCTAAAAGCTTTTATCCAATCCTTATTCTCACTATATGTTACAACACCGGAAGGTTCAACTTGCGCCACCGCTAATGGTATGCCGTAATATCCTATCGCATTGAGTTCTTCTTTAGTCGGGGAGTCCGGTGAAACTACCGCCCCCTCAACCACTATAAGTTCATAACCTACATTATACCTATAGTCTGTATACTTTGTTACAATAGCCGCATCTGTATCTTGAAATGTATAAATATCTTTTTGTAATCCGTTTACGCTCTTTCTTATGCACACAACATCATAACGATTGCCTGATATAGGTAATACAGCGTCTTTAGATAAAATTTTTAATGTTGTATTCACACTCTCTGTGTAATTCTTATCTAAATAAACAATTTTTTTATCTGATGGATCTATACCTACTATACGATACGTCTTTACGCTATTTCTTAATAAACTAAATAGCCTCGTATCCGCCCCGTCCAAAGTGGCATTAAGTGTTATCTTATTATTATAAATACTTGTTACAGTATATGTTATACCACTTTCAGATGCCCACTCTACTGAAACATCTGGGTAAGCTGTTAATAAAACGTTAGTGCCCTTGTATAAATATATGCTAGCATTCTGCGCAGAGGATTGTATTATATTATTACTAAGCCATGATTCTTCTATAGAATACGCGGCAGATTTATTATAGTCTCCCGACAAATAAAAATATGGTGATGGTATATTTGATATGTCTTTGTAAAAAGGATCAGAGTATGCCCCTGCCTTTCGTACCTTAAATGGCAACGCTATATATGCGGTAGTTGTTCCAGAACTTGGTTCGAAAGAGTTTATCTGAACTGGTTCATCTATAATTCTACTAACAGATATAATTGATTTATTGCTATTATGATTTTTTGATGTTACTATAGCCCCATTTACATCAATAGTACTTGAGTTGGTAGTATCATAAACAAAGGTTCCATAATTAAAGCGGAGTTTTTTACTTGATTCTTCTAAACTGTTAATAGTTAATCCTTCTTTAATAAATGACCCTGGGGTTTCTATAGAGTTCAATAAATATGATAACCCTTTATTTATGTCAATAGTTTCAGAATTTTTATCTGAAAATGCATACTGCTGGTCTGGTGCGTAAAAATTACTGGATAAATTTATTAAATCTTTTGGCCAATTTATAGGATCATATGAACTCATTTTTTTCTCCGAATAGTTGTAGAGTATTCCATCTTAATTATGCATTAAACATACTTTATTTCTATATTTACAGATGTTCCCGCTAGTTTAAAATAGTTTATTGCTGAGGATATTCTATATAATATCTCTCTCAAAGTTTGTAGCATATCTGGATGTACGGCGGGGTTAACCCGACTGTCTATACTTAAAATAATTCGTAAGGTGAAAATAATAGACGAATTAGATGAAAATCTTGTTCCTTTTATATTTGGTATAACAGCTGCCGTAGGGTTATTTACATAAAAATTAATATCTGTTAAATTACTCTGAGTATTACTGGCTTTTGTTTTAACATAATCTCCTATAAAATTGTTTGTTAGTGAGTGATGCCCCAAGAAAGATTTATTGAGGAAAAATGTACGGCTATCCTTAGTGCCCTCTAAAATTAAAAATCCTTTTATTGGGGCGTAGTTTAATGACGTACTACTATTATAGGAATTTATTATGTAGTATATTATATCATTTAGACCCTTATTTGTACCTTTTTTAGTAATAAAGTATTTTAATATTCTAGATGAATAATCACTCTCTGATTCGTTTGGGAATCTTGATATATTAAATAACTTTCCCCAATTATCGAGGTATTCCCCCTCTGATTTCAATATATTTAGTTGGTCTAATCCATCGGTCTCTAAAGAATCGAAAAAATCTTTTATTGGCATGGCAAGTAATGAGAATAATTTATAATTATTTGAGTATGGTTCCTTATTATATTTTTTATCTAATGAGCGTAACAATCTATCTGGATTTGGTCTACTAAAATTAAAATCTTTATACGTTATATTTGTAGATACATATTGCGTATTAATGCTTATTGGAATATTTTCTTGTGTGGCAGCCAAATATATTATATTTTTAGATTCCCCAGAAAAACCCTTAATAATATTTTCATTATTTATTTTAATAGCATAATCGCTTATTATTACTCCGAGAAAACCTTTATAGGCCCTATCATTATTAAAATTTTGTATAGTAGATTTTGTACCTATTTTTATCCAACAATCTAAATTTTCTGGATTATCCACATTATAATAATATACAGTATCTTGATTTGAATCAAAAGGCTCTGTCCATATTATAGATACGTTGTTTTGACCAGATAAAGCTACCAAAGACTTTATCTCAAGACTCATACTTCACTCCAAGTACTTGAATCTACCTTTTTATATACCTTTGCGGAATTTTTATCCTTGTAAAAGTCGCCTGTCTTTCCCAAACTACTTAATGGAAGTCCATTATCTACAAAAAATATACGAACTAAAACATTACCGGCTTTTATTATTTCGGCACGGGTATCGTCTATTACGGGAACTATATCACTAGGTGTTATATTATTAAAATTATTCTCTGAATAATCATATTCTGTTCCTGTTTTAAATACTACATCTGAGTCCAATATTGCTGCTGTATCCGCATTTCTTATAACATAATCTAATGTAGACAAATTTAACTCTGAATTATTACTATCATTTGGAAAAGTGTAACTATTTAGATGGTCTACTACTATCTTATTAATAGATAATCGTATACCCTCTTCAGAACTTTTAAACCTATCATTTAACCGTAAACGTATATCAACATTAACTGGTATAATTGTAGGGGTGCCTATTGTAGCTATAATGCAAGCACCTTTATATTCTTCTACTACATCTAATGCTGCACCTATCATATCCTGAGATGCGGTACCAGTGTTGTCCGCTATGTAAATTTTTAAAAATCCGGGTGAGGGTGAATTCTCTAAAATGTGTACGGTATTAATAGTATAATCTTCGACCTCATTAAAAAGAGCATATCGTATAGATTCTAAAGTTCCACGAGCTTGTCCTGCCATGAATCTAGAAAATCTTAGTTTTCTTTCCTCATTAGTTTCTGTTTCTCTTCCGTCAACAAAAGATACCAAATTTGTTACAGATTCAACATTAATAATTTGTGAGTCTATATTTTTTATTGTATTAGAAGAGACCCTTCCTATAATTCCAGATGTTAAGCAAACTACAGGAACATCCACGCCTATCGCCGTATATGTTACTGTTAATATATCCCCCGTAGTTAATACACCTGGTGTTAGCCACCGTAAAATTGACGCTGATGCGTAATCTTCAGTATCTAAAATATAATCAGTATTTTGTATATATGTAGTAATACCCTTCTTAACACTTACTATAGACGATACTAAACTAAATCCTTCTGACTTAGCTATGGGATATTCTAATATACCAGACACGTATTCTATAGAAACAGTTCTATAAGTTTTAGGATTTATCTCGGCTGATAGCGTTGTTTGATAAGTCACCGATGGGTAATTTCCTACCGGGTCTGTTGATACTAATATACCTGACGGTATTATTATATTTTGATCAATGTCCGCTACTCTAAAAGTTATAGTTCCTGTAGACGGGGCTGCTTGTAATGTTGAAAAATTAAAAGCATCATATAAGGCATCAGCTTGAGCGTCTATAAGCCCCGCGTGGGTTCTGTAGTATAATTCTTCCAACTCTAGAGCTACTGCTTCTAAATCGGTTCTCAGAACTGATCCTATCGATAAGTCATTATCTTTAAGAGCGCTGATTCCGAACCAGTTAGCCATACTATAAACTATTTGCGTAAAATTCTTTAGATTAAAGGCCATTATTCACTCCTAAACAACGAACGTTAAATTTACTGGATAATCATAATTTATAGGTACCACACCTATATATATGTATATTACATCATTATCTACAAAAATATCTATAGAATCTATATCTTTAACCCTATATTCTGACAATACTGCTCGCCGTATCTCTGCTTTAATTATACCCAATGTTAGAGTTGTTTTTGTTTCCCCCAAAAACGTTGTAATATTACTCCCGTACTCTGGATGATACGCCAAAGTGCCCTTTTTAGTGGATAACAGTAGATTTATAGCTTGCTTTAAATTATCTAATCCAGCCACCCTCTTATAATCCCCATTTATATCCATTAACCTATCACCACTACTATCTAAATAAATGTCCTCTTTAAATAATTTTACATCATTATTCTCTTCCAATTTATACATTGGTGTGTTAGAACTATCATCTAGGTTAATTGGTACAAGCATTGTATCCCCGGGATTTAAAACATTTACAATATGCCCATTTGATATAGCTTCTTTGTTAGTCACGCTTACAATATTCTGTAATGATGCGTTATTTATTACCCTTATTTTATTAGAAGTAACGTTTCCTATATTCCCCCACTCAGTACTTCTTACCTTTATGTTACCAGATTTTGTACCACTATCTAAATTTATAGACTCAAGAGCATAATAAGATCTAACATAAATATCAGGATCGTCTTCCGCGGTATAGAATGTAGTACCATACGGTATAAACGCCGAGGATCCTGTAAGTGTTACGGTTATGTACCCCTCTGCCTTATTTATATATTTACTAAATAAGGTTACCGGCTCATAGTTCATTATAGCACTAATGTACTGTAAGTCCATTTCTAGTTCCTGTATATCGCCTATATAAGCATTATAATTAGACCCCGCGGATACCGCCCTTATGTGTATATCTATATGTTCAAAATCACTAAATTTTGTAGTAGATCCCGTAGTCTCATACTTATATCCTTCTTTAGATATAAGGACCAATCCAGCACCTATGGTTATTTCCTGTGATAAGTACTCTCTTTTAAAGTAAAATGTCACATATCCTTCTGCATATTGACTTTCATCTATACTTTCTATATAGGGGTAATCTAGATTATTAAGATCTACAAGATCCATCCACCGAGAGCTATCTCCTAAAAATTTTAAACTAAGTCCCCGTATAGTATCGTAGTTTTTAATAGTATATTCTTTAAATGTTAGATTTGACATATTTTACCTCAAGGTACTTGCGCAACCAGAATCTTCGAAATTATTCCTTCTTCCAAGATACCTTTCTGCCGTGTCACCATAATGTTTGGCAGCATGTTTTTCTAACGCAGATAAACATATTACATATTGTCTTAGTGTTCTAGCTATATCGTAACTAATCTCCCCTAAAGAAACCGCCCTTGATATCGCATTATTTGCATCTGTTGTATCTTGATATATTTTAGCAGCACCTAAAAGTGATAAATAGTATCCCTCATAATCTTTTTTATATAGCGCCGCTTGTGCCGAATCCAATAGTTCCATCGTAGGTATTATTTTTGGTGCCAAATATGTAATTATATCCCCCCCTACTTTAGCTATTTCGTTATTCTTTATACTGAGAATAAAATCACCCACGGGACCTGTTATAGGAGTTAATAAACCATTTACAGATCTTGCTATACCATCCCCCATTTTTATAAGATCTTTTGCTATAGGGCAATTATCTATACCTTTTTCTACTATATCTTTAGTCTGTTCTGTAACCTTTTGTAATAACTTATACGTCTGATTTAATGAGCCCAACCCATCGTCAGAATTTAACATGTCCTTTGCAGTAGGGCTTTTAGGACTATTTATTCCTATTACAATAAGTCGTATATCATAATAATACAATAAGGGGTTAGACTTCGATCTAGATATAGAAAAATTAATGGGATGCACGATTAAATCATAAAATTTTGCATCCTCTCCATGCACAGTAAAGGACATTGTCACTTTTCTAAAATCTTTTTTATTATTATATAAATCTCGTCTTCTATTAAGATAGGCTGTGTTAATTATGTTATTTAGAGACTCCATTATTGTTTTTCCATCTTGAATAACACCATCACTATTTGCCATTTTTCTAAACCCTGTTACACCTTTTATATTTATCTCTCTAACACCGGGTCCAAAGTCTTCTAGCCAATACCCTCCAGGAGTTTGTGTTATAGAATACCTTACCGGTTGTATGTCTGTATATTCATCTGGTGTATTCCTAAATACAAAAGTTGTTATTATCGGATTTGTTACTACAGTATCATCATAAACAGCTAGTGAAAATTTATACTCATCGAGATCTCTACAGGTTTTCTGCGTCAATAAGGGGTTTAACTCTAAACTTGAAAATAGGTTAGACCCCCCACCAGTATTTAAAACAGCTGTAATCGATTCAGTAAGGGGACGTGCTATTAAAGAATCAACAGTTTTCCCAACATCTACCATAGATCCAAAAAATTTAGCAAAATCTGGCACATATCCCTCCTAATTTAATTATATACTTTACGCTCATGATAAATTAAAAGTCACTGTTCCGGCTATTTGACCTTCCATATAACTAATAGTCGCTTTCGCTGTAGTCGTTATAGTATGTAAATAGTCTGAAATTTCTATCGCCTTTGATTCATATGTTGCACTATTCTCTAGCGACATAAATATTGTATATAAACTTTCGGGGTTTAATAACGGCGGGTATGTTACTTTAGAACTTATCTTAGATGTCCACGGTGGTATTATATTATCTGTATTAAAAACTACAGAGCCCCAATAAGATATTACTCCCTCATTTATCTTAGTGGAAGAAATACCAGCATCCATAGATAAGAATGCTTCATGTAATTTTGTTAATAGACTATCCTTATTAGTACCAGATTTTATAGTATCTCCAGATAAGTCAGTAGCATCTTTAGCGTAAATATCATAAGCATCTGACCACAATTGCGCGGCAGAATATAAACTTGTTGGTTTATTATTCATAATAACCAATATTTCTTGTTTTAAAGTACTTTTATTAAGCATATTGTCTTTAAATAGTTTTTGATACGTTACTTAAATGCGTAGAATCCATTAATACCGTAGGCTGCCCAGAGGGGCCAGCACCGGTCATATGGATATGTGAATCATATAAAGTTTTAAAAGAGTCTCCTTTTACCAGACTCTCTGCAGCGTCTTTTCCTAATAATATAGATGAACCCTCTATGATAACATTTTTACTTAAAATTGTTACTGTTTGATGGGAGTCATTCAAAGAGGATAAATCTAAAGTTACCTCACCAGTATTTGATATTAATACTACTGTCCCGGTAGAGTGCTTTATTCTATACGCTTTTGGTTCAAGGAGATCTTCATCGATTAATTCATACAAATTATCATAAGATAATTCCGACCCTTTGTCCAAAACTCTATCACTAATAGATATCTTTGTTCCATCTGGAAAATATGTTTCTTTATTGCCATTCCCCTCTATTTTTTCCCAATAATGAGATGGGTGCAAGTATAGATCCCTTCCCTCCTCATATACCTTATTAGATTCATCTATTTGAACTATTCTATTGGACGTCTCTAGTCTGTCTGGTAAACACCCTATTATTATTGGAAAGTTATTCTTTCCATGTATAAAACCATATACCACCCTGGAGTATAGTTGTGGCAAAAATATATTTAGAGTTCCTTTAAATTCTTTAGATCTAGTATCTTCTATAGTACTATTAGCGCCGTAATCTATAAAATTTTCAAAATAATTTCTTGATAATACCTGAACTAAAGAATATAGTGTACCATTGTCGTCCCTAACAGCAACACTATTATTATTGTAATCTACAGAAACAACTACACCAGTAGATAAAAAATTGAAATCATTTCTCGATTTTGATTCTTTATTTGTGTTAGAAAACGCGTAGTATTGATAACGTTGCATATACTATTTATTTCCCCTATTATAGTTGTATCCATTTATATTATAAGATTTATCCCCACTACTTTTATATTTGTCATACCATTCGGCATATTTATTAAACCCTTCCTTAGAATACTTTAAAATATCCGTTTGTTCACCCCCCGGGCTAGTTAATTTTCTATTTTTATCAAAACCCCTTGTAACATATACCGTTGTTGTGAAATTTCCCCCAGTATTATCTCTCTTAAAAGTGTGTGTTACTTCTTCTATATAATATTCGAATTCTCGCCCTGTGTTATCCTTGGAAATAATGCCGGAATTATTAAATATCCTTAATCTCTTACCTATCTTTATATCTGGATTTCCCCTTACTACAAATTTTCCAGAAAGCATCTCATCATTATATATAAACCAATCATGCAACATTTCGTTATAATGTATCATTGTTTTGCTAATATTTGTATTGGTTTTTGCTGGATTTTTTATAAAATTTTTCAAAGAATCTGTATCAAATGTTCCATCTATACACAAATCTCCTATAGCAGGAATATATTTCATATTACAACTATACTTTCTAATACCATATTTTTGAATATTTTTCCAATTATAATAATCCCATAACCAGCTAGAATCCCTTTTTATACCCGCCATATCAAAATTAATGGGACTTATCCCCTCTAGCGCCTCAAAATTAGTGTGAAAATAATTGAATACCTCATTCTTACTTCTATTCAAATCTTCAGATAAAACATCACTTTCTTTGTCTATTATAACTACCGGTAAGGCGTTCCAATTTACCCCAAACATACCAGCACCAGTATACCCCACAGTTACTCCTCCGCTACCTTTAGGGGTATTTTCTGGAACACTGAAAGTGTCTGAAAATCTTGACATAAATGGTGTAGGACGTACTATTATATTTACAGAGTATTCCCCATATTTTCCAAAGTGAAGCTGGAAGCCAAAATTTTGTAGTGTTCCATCTTGCTGCTTTGTTTCCTCATATCTAGGTATCTCTTTTATAAAAACACTATTAACTAGTTCCGTAATATTATATGGGGCACTTTTATTATTCAAATCTTTATTTTTAAATTCTCTAAGTACTGGCTTATTATTATACGGTATAGGTACATACCCAGTTTTATTGTGGTTAGCATATAACTCATCTTTATGTATAACGTCTACGAAAAATTCCACAAAAGGGTAACTTAACAAGGTAAGTATATTATCTTTTATTGATGCCTCATCTAATATAAACTTTGGGGAATTTGGATAAAAAAATCCATTTACAAACGCCAATTTATACCCGAGTACCTCCCTCAAACCTAATCTATCAGAATTAATAGGCAGAGTTCCTTTTGGAATACCGACTATACTGCTATAATAACCATAGAAGGTCTCTTCTATTATATTTTTTATAGATACATTTATTCTATCAAAAACTATTTGATTGTCTGTAAATTGATGATTGGCGTTTCCTGAACCATCAACTAACCAATAGTGGAGTATGGCCTCTTCGAGATATTGTCCGACGTCTTTTCCAGTTATTTCTATAGTATATACCGGATTATTATTATCATAATCAATACTACTGTTTATAACATTTATTATACCCACCATAACTACAGCAGGTTTTACATCTATACTACCTTTATCCTTAAAATAAATAGACCTATCGGAATAAAAAGATATTACTACTAGATCCTGTGGATTTAATATATCCGACCACCTTAACCCATTAGAGTCTTGATTATTTATTAAGGTTATAGAGAATGTTCCTGAACCTTCCCCTAAAGATTTGGTTGTTGTGCAAGACAACAAAGAATTATTTATTCCTATGTGTATACTATCTAAATTATCATAATAATATGATGGTGTGTCATTTCCATAAACTTTTCCAGTTTGTGAATATACCATAATATCGCAATCATAATACCCTATTCCTTGATATTGCATTATTTCGTATTTCTGGAGTCTGACCCGTGTGCCCTACGCTCAATTACAGTAAGTGATTTTGAGTCTTTACCGGATATACCTCGTATTACGTTCTCTTTGGCTGTTTCTATGGCTTTATTTAAAATTTTTTCAAATCTTTCTGGGAGATCATTCAATACCAAGTGTAAGTTTTGTAAACTTTCAACCTTTTGAGGAGCAAATGTCCTAGAATTTTCAATAGCCGCTATCATCCCACTTAATTCTGTTACACTAGAAACCTTCAAATCCTCTCCGGTATCAAACCTTTTTAGAAATTCATTAGATGGTATCCCGCCTATTTTTAAACTTTGGTCTCCTGGTAATAAATTATCTGCGGTTTGACGGACCATTCCTGAAAAACCTTTTCCGTACCTTCTTTGATTATCCTTATCACCATTATTAAATATACTATCTAAAAAAGGTCCCATAGTCGCTTGCATGGCTTTCACCATTGAAGTACCAAGTTCATTTTTTATTAATTTTTCAAATAACAATACCGATTGAGCGAATGCCTCTGTTGATTTAGCAAATTCAGAAAAGGCCGCGCCGCCACCATCCCCGGTCTTTGGAATTTTTCCAATAACAGATCTAAGACTGTCTAATGATTTTTTTATCTCTATTTGCTGTGACAAATTTCCTTGTAATATTTGATCCCCTAAAAATAACGAGTTACCTTTAGTAAACTCGTCACCAAATATTTCCGGCAATTTATTAAACATTTCCCGAGTCATCTGGTCCGGGGCATATTCCCGCATTAATTGTGCTATCTTAGCAAATTCTAATGGAGAAGATGCTTTGTTTATCTTATCTATAAGAGTTGCCCGTTGTTTATCATCAATCTTTAGTTTATTTGCTGTGTCTAACATTCCTTTTTGGCCTTTAAAGAATCCTGAAGCCATTAGACCGGCAAAATTAGATATGCCAGTTTTTGGTTTCATACCCGACTCTACAGCCTTTCCTATAAGTCCCGGTATCGCTTCCATTGAGACGCCTTGTTGTATAAGTGCCCCCTCCATACCTACTATGGCCGCCTTTTGTTGATTAGATACATATGGCATTACATTATTAAGTTGTGTAATGCTACCCTCTAAAGCTTTTAAGACAACCTCCATATCAGATTTATTTAGACCGCGGGTTATTATTCCCGACAACAATTCTGGCGTTATATCCTTATTTCTTTCTTTCATTCCAGAGGCTGCGGCTATCCTACTTAAAGACCCTAAAGAGTCCGCGGTATCTAAACCGTATCCTTTAGCGAATCTTGCCATATTTATAAACCTATTATCATTGGCAGATCCGTATCCTGAAGATATCATAGCTTGTCTTGCGTTTATAGCCTCGTTCTCATCCATGTAGGCTTTTCTCATACCAAGACTAACCGTAGATTCCGATGATCCTAAGGATCCCGCTAATCTTATGCCTTTTCTAAGCGTTTCCATTTTCCAAGATACCGCGTCTGCAGCAACACCCGCTGCCTTATTTAAAGCAACCCCCGCTAATAGCCCTGCTATTGCTATCGGTCCACCAGCGGCAATACCAGCAAATTTAGCCCCTTTTCCTACCATCCCACCAGCCCCGCCAATCCCACCTAAAAATTTACTAAATTTTGATTGTTGCTGGCCTTGTTGTAGCTCTTTCCACTGATCCTTGTATCTGTTCTCGGCTTCTTTATCATCCAAAGAATCCATTAAATCATTTAATCTAACACGTTCTAAATCTGCATTTTCTTGTTCCTTAGCTAATACCTTAAACCTCTCCTTATACTCATTATCCAATAAATCTTCATTTAGAGATAATAACTTTTCCCGCTCACTCGCTATCCTCTTATCCGCAGCTGCACTTTCTTTAATATTTTTATTTTTTAACTTTTGTTCTTCTTTTTGATTATTTATAATATCTTGTTGGTCTTTTTTAGCAACATCTTTATAGCCATACTCTTCAAAATACCCCGCGGCATTTTTTCTTACTTGTGTTCCTGGATCTTTAAAATATTTTGAATATTTACTTATTTCTAGATCTTGCTTCTTTTTATCTTCAGCGTCTCTCTTTGCTTTTTCTTTTTTATCTAATGTTTCCTTTAAGCCAAAACCTTTAAAGGATGACGTAGATTCATATATCTTTTCTCTTAAACCTCTTATTTTTCTAAGGTTGGAATTTACCGATTCGTTTTTTTCCCAAAACCTATAGTACTGTTCTTTTTTTTGACCCTCTAATTTTTCTGGATCAGAGACACCTAAGTATCTATTTTTAGGTTGGTATAGCTTCTCAAGCATTCGTTTTTGTTGTGCTTTTAAATTTTTCTCCCTTGAAGATAACTCTGTTCTATTTATTTCACGTAAGGTATTAGCACGCTCCTTAAGAGCTTGCATTTCCTTTTGTGTAATACTTCCTGGATTTCCGCGTAATTTTTGGTATAAACCATATTGTTGATTTAATAGTCTATTAGTTAGACTAATAGCTTTTCCTAAATTTTCTACTCTTTTGAGTTCGTCATCTATATTCATTTATTATTCCGCGCCATTAAATTCATCAGTTACATCTTCAAAGTCTTTAACATCTATTTTTTTCTTATAGTTTATTAAATTATCTAAATCTTCCAAACTAGGGGCTAAACCACTCTCAAATTTATCCATTATTTGTTTCGCCTCAGAGGTTATTTTGTACTTATTTTCCTTAATTTCTTCTGGAAGAGATTCATAATCTATTTCAGTATCTGGCGAGTCAGTAGCTGCTTCATATACTTGATTACATTCATACAACCACATTATCTGCGACCAAGTTAGTTCCTTGAATCTCTTCTCTGTTGGTAATACTTTAAATTCCCTACATACTGTGTACATTGCCTTATGAAAATAATTACTTTTTAACTGCCCCTTTAATTCTAATAATACTTGACTCTCGAAATCGGTCTACCGCATCTTTGTGTGTGCGGTAGATCTCCCCTAATAAATTTATATCATAAAGTTTGTCTGGATCATTAATTAAAAACCAGTCGGGATACGACACCAAACAAACAAGTAGTGTAGCATACATATAAGAGTAGTTATGCGCTTCAACAGGAACATTGTCTGATGAAAACTCTTTTAGCATCTTACACTGCTCTTCACTCACTTTAATTATATCCTTAATTGATGGAACCTTAGATACAAAAGTCCCGACAAGCTTTTTGCCATCGGGACTCTCGTATGTTATTTCAAAAGAAAATCTCTTATCATCACTAACTATTATCGTGTTTAAACTATTATCAAAATAGTTTTTATCTTCATTCATAAATTACCCCTTCGTATATAGTATGGGTTATTTTACTTATTTATTATTGATCAAAAAATGTTGTTCCAGTATTCGTATACCCCTGAGTGGCTGCGGTAGCTGTATCAGTATTACACTGTAAACACAACCAAGTTGCTGATTCGCCCATAATGGCATTATGCGATATATTTAAAGACCTTGTTTGAAGAGTGCATCCGGAATATGTTAAAAACCCGGTATCGCTATCCCCTACGTCAAGAAATACTATATCAATTAGCGGAAATTTTAGAATGTCTGTAAATTCTGGAACTATATTCAAGTCTACTAACGATTTTTTTCTCATATAAAACTTATCTATCTCTATCGTACAAGACCAATTTGTTGGTACATGTTCAAGTGGCTCTATGCTTCCAATACCTTTTTGTACTGTCTGAATTTCCCACGTTTCCGTAGATCTCGCAGAATTTCCTATACCTATAGTTTTACCGCCAAGCTGTATAGCAACAGATCCAGAGCTATGCGATTTTTGATTTTGTAAAGTGGCCATATATCTCTCCTAATTAACCTATTATAGTTGTCGGTCTAAACGACACGGTATTGCTTATATAATAAATAGTGTCAACAGGGGATACCTCCGCTTGTACATAACATATACCATTTATTACATATATTTTAACGTTTCTAAAAGCGGGTTGGGCTAATCCGGTATCTGGATGTGCTCCGGACGTTATGAGACCGTTTGATTCATAAATACGTAATAAGCTTTCATAATATGTTCTAATAGCTGTTACAGAGGCTGGTGTGGCTGAACTTCCTATAAACTGTTTCTCTAAACCCTTCGTAGAATCTTTCATAATATAATTAACAATTCTAGATACACTATCTTTAAAATTTTCTATCTTTTCGTCCAATAAATATGTTGTTCGATCAATAGTTAATCTAAACCCAACATTCGTTTCTAGCTCAATAGGGCACGTTCCAGAGTCAATAAGATAATCTATGTCATGATCTTTAATATCGACATCTAAAACATTCAAATAAGAGTATGTTGTTGATCTGGGCAAACTCTGACTACCAGATACCATTCCCGCAACCATAGCGGCAGCAAAACAAGCATCTAACCACTTAGCGGTACCTTTATAGTCTCTAACTTTAATAGCTTGTGGAATAAACATAGCATTTCGTGATTGTAATCCTCGAACAGTTGTTGCAATATCTGAATCAGATGTATAAGACTTGCACCCCATATATACCCTACGTACTTTAGTAGTATCTTTAAAAGTATTAACCTGAGAAACTACCATACTTAAAATATTCTCATCCGTTGTTAAAGGAACAATAATATCTATGTCCTCTGATGCTAACACGGCTAGGGCGGATACCCACGCACTTGTATCAGAAGATCCATCTGACCCACCAGTTAAAAACATATCGCTTGCTGACGTCTTTGGTTTTAAGGAGGTGTTTGTTACACCGTCGGCAATTGTCATAGATACATACACGGAGTTTGCATTTACATACTCAATTAAAGCGTAGGAGTTTGCTGTTACAATAAAGTCCATATCTTTTATATTTTGTGTCGTAATATCATCTATTTCACTCGCCGGAAAATTTACATCTGCAAGATTTGAGGATATTGATGCTATATAATTTGTATTAGAATTTATAAAATTTACTAGCTCTACTATAGTATCAAATTGTGCATCCAATAGGTCAATATCTAAGGGAGAATCTGTAGACCCGGAACCTAATAAAGTTACTAGTGTTTTTGTTCCATCATTTGTGTCTGTATTAATTGTCATCACACAAGAGGCGGCGGATCCAGTATACCGTATACTAAATAAAGAACCTAAATTTTTCTTTATTGATGGTGTATTTGTCATATACGTTTCTTTATAGTTCACTCCCTGTGGTTCAATAGAAAATGGTATATAACAATCACCTGTTTGTGCTGCCAAAACGGAATATGTATATGTTACCTTTATTGTAGCAGTAACCCCAGAGGACGTGTCCGTTACTTGTACTGTAGCTATTCCAGAAGAATTCGCAGAAACGGCTGTTCCAATAGGAGTTGTACCAGAACTATCTTTAACAACTAATTTATCATCGGATTGTGAATAAAATAGACGATAACTTCCTATTGCGGCATTATCTGATACTTCTGTTACGTTTAATGTCGGTATATCATCACTATTACACACGAATTTTTTAGAGGTAGCATCTGTCACATTAATTTTAATTTTGTTATTCCATATACCATAATCCAAAGAGGTTACACTTATCAAAGAGTCTGTGGTACCGCTCGCTTTTATAGTCGTCCCGGACTGCGTCGCCTGATTTACCCTTATAGCAAAAATATCAGACGCCCCCCTTCGATCTATCGACGGATTCCATGCGAGATTCGCTGCCGTTAATAAATCTCCTCCCTTTAAAACAGAGGCGGCGACTATCGGGCTTTTAAATCTCATTAACTTTTGAGGTTCCCCACCTTGCGACGTACCAAGGATACACATACGGTATCCCCCAACCCCATTATTAGATGTTGTATAGTTTGTATCAGCCAACCCAATAGCCTGTGGCTTAACAACACGTATACCATTTATTTTTGCACTCATCTTATTTCCTCCCGTGAGTATTCAAGAAATCTATGAAATTTTTATTCATCGGTCTTTTCTTATACATCTCTATCACATAAAGCCACTCTTCAATTGTTTTATACGTTCGCATATCAACATACATTTTATATAAATTATCTATTAACATATCTGTAACAGTGCTATTAAGTAACAACTTTACTTCTGGAAGGCTTATTAACTCTTGAGATGGTTTTTCTGCTTTCTGCTTTTTCTTCGTTCTTCTAGTCATACAAGCTCCTGCTTATATTAATCCATTTTAATTATGGTTTAAATTATCTATATATTATTGTCAACTATGATTTTATTTCTAAGCTCTACATCATTACCAATTACAGGTAATTCACTATATTTTCCATATACAGTGTTATCTTGCCACATAACGGGGTTCAATATAGATATTTGTATTGTGGTAAAAAACATAGGATGTCCGTCTAAAAAATCTGGATCCTGTTCATCTACAGCACCGGTTATCCTCATTATAATACCCGCGGAATAATCCTCTCCGTAAGGGTATTGATCTTCCCCATTTATATCTTTTATTGGATTGTTTTTTAAATATCTGTCCTGCTGGGTAAGTAATATTTTTAATACAGATTCATATATATCTTCTCTCAAAAGAGGTGTTGGTGCCCACACACGTAGCTCGAATATGTCATTATAATAACGTCCAAGAACTCTGTTCTCTATATTATCATTTTCAGTTATATCTTCCCCTATAAACTGGTTTGACTCTACTTTATTTATTCTTGCTATTGTTACACACGGAATCTCTGATCCAAATGAACCAATGTCCATTAGCATAGGATCGTACATAGTAACTTTTACTTTATATTGACCGAATGTATCTTCTGAATTTAGCTCATTAAAACCATCTGTAAACATGGTATGAAGTTGCTTTTTCATATTCAAATAATAAAAATTATAATTACTCAAGCTCATTATTATCTCCGCACATTATTTATTTTAGAAAGTATATTATCGTATTCAGAAATAAAATTTTTTATAACCCTTACTTTATTAATACCTTCGTCTGTATTTAAATATTTTTCTATCTTACTCGAAGTCCCTAGTATTGGTTTTCTTGTAATAGCATTTATTATCGGTCTCGTATTTAAAGATTTTCTTACCCCTCTTTTAGGTTTTTTATACTCCTCTATTTCTTCTAGCATATGGGTATACCTTTGATAGGATCTTTTTAATGACCTAATAGTTCTTAATCTAGTCCCGTATCCACTAGGGGATTCGGCATCTTTTTTTCTAAAATCTATAGATAAGTACTTATCCTCTGAGGGGTCATAAGAGTCATTCATAACAGAATCATCTGAAACACTTTCATATCTTTTTATTCTCTTATCCGTTCCTATTGTAACATTTCTCCCGGACTTAGTTTTATATAATATGTGATTTAAAAAGCTTTCTTCATCGGATACTATAAATGAAGATGATTCAATAATGGACTTAGTTGTCACTACGTCATATTCACACCTGCAATTCGGATGTATTGGTAGTGCGGGCCTATTATACTGCGTCCATATAATGGAGGTCAACCCTCCACATGTATCACACACCCGGTTATCTCCAGCCGTTCTTATTCGGTAAAGTTTTATATTTTTATCTAAAGAATTTTTTATACCTTTTAAGGTAGACATTTTTGACACGGTTAGCTGCCCTGTGGATAAGGTGTGTCTTTATAAAAGTTTATCTTATCTAACCTTTTTGCAGTAAGACGCCTCGGTAACATTATTTCACCATGATGTCTGTCCTGCCAAAGTTCTTGAAATACTATATACGTTTTTCTTGCTAAATACATCACAGTATATATATCTCCATTATTCGGGCCTACCCCAGTATTTAGCCAGCGTATCCCGTGTACCCCGCTAAACACAAAATCGACCCCCTCTTTATATACTCTATTATTATCCCTTACTTCTATTATCTTTATAATTTGATCTACTTTTAACTTATCATTACCCCTTTTTAACATCTCTGTATACCTTGTAGAGGAGTTGTTGGTCAACACAGTTATCTTATCCCGCATTCCTAAATCATAATAGTACATAAATGTTAACTGAGCGTTACCCTCAATAATATCACCTGCCCCCTTAAACTGCATATTTTCTATTTGCTCAGTTATTAACATTTTTATAGGGGCACTATAAATATACACAACCCTTATATTAGAGCCAGGAGACTGTTGCTCTGATAGCTTTATAAAATTATCTGTGAAATAGTCATACTCCAACGGCTGATTTGTATCAGCATTTACTATAAAGGATATAGAAAGTATGGGGCTGCTAGATACTTTTATTTCGTCTAAATTATCACATGGTTTAAGTACTTCGTCTCTTTGAAAGGATATTTTTTTATAATAGTCAACAAAAATTCCTTGAGTATTTCTAATAGTAGTTTCCTGTAGCACTATATCTCTGCCATCTATATGATCTATATTAAATACCTGCGAGGTTCTTAAATTATATACTTTAACCACTTCCTCTGGGATATACCTTATACGTATCCTATTTATATCTAATACTACGGCTTGTTCTTTATATATAATAGATCCGGATGGTGCGTGATATGTATATCCAAGACCGTGGCATATACTACATTTATGGTCAGGGGCAGAAAATTGTGTGTTATAGCATGAACATTTCAAGGCCTTTTCCCATTTAACCGGTTGACCATTAGACTCTATTAGATTCTCGAATGGCCACGTTTTAAATTTGGTATATTCATAATGATTAAAATTAAAAGTTTGCATTATTTATCCGAATTCACCATTCTAAATAACGTACTTGGACTAACCCTATATCTTTTGTACCCAAGAACATAGCCTATTAGTTCAGAACACCACCATGCGTTATTGTCTTGAGTATTAAATTTAAACAATTGGTCAAATAGTATTCCTACCCAATCATAAGGCTTTCCAACCTCTTTATTACATGTCTCCCTTATTATACTCTCTACTTCTTTAGTTACATTTAATGGGATAAAAGTCCACCTATATTCATCAGAATAATCTATATTTTTAAATCTTACACCGCCATCCGCAGCACTACTTGAAAAAGATACCCCATCACTAAATACTAACTCTACATGGGAATATGCCCCGAGTGTTCTAAGCATTATTAGCCAGTCTGATACACCGCCATAAATTCCTTCATAAAAAGCTACTTTAAGCATATGATAACCTCATACTATCTCTAGACCAACTCCATAGAAATAGTCTCGCGCATTTTTAAGATACCTATCTAACCATTTGTTATAAGTGTCAATACGTCCCTGAAATAATACCGCATTTATGGAATTTGTTCTAGACATAGATAATGTAAGTCCGTCGGCGTGTATATTACTATTAGATATTCCTTGAGCTATTGCGTCGGACATTACTGTTAATATTTCTATCGCAGCTCTTTTTCCTATGGCCATATGTAGATCTCTTGGAAATTCCTGTATGTCGAACCCAGTAGTATAGTCTACATGTAGCATTTGTGGCATACTTGGAAAAAATGATGCGGATAAAAGCGGGAACAAAGGACCATTTTTACCTATCAATATTGTTGAGTATGTTCCATATGTTGGGACTAACTGGAATATACCCTGTCTTCGATATAGTTTTATCCATCGAGGGTCTATATCCAAAACCTTTTGACCTGTTGGATATATTATTTCTACCTTATCTATAGACTTTACCGGTCTTCTAAATAGCTTTGTATAAGCAAAATTTGCATAATCGTTTACATAAAAATCATATGCTGGCTCGCTTATATCACATACTTCTTCTGCTGTGGCATTACTTATAACTTTTCTCGGCTTTATATCTATAGATATTTCTTTTTCTAGCTCCTCTACTGCTGCGTCTATATAATATTGAATAGTATCATCACCCATAGATTCTCCGAAAGAATCTGTTAAATTTAAACCATATAAATACTTTGTTCTTATATCTAGGGGTGTTGGTAACCCACTGTCACCAACAGATATTGACATTATTACAGTATTACTTTCATCTGTTAGTACAGAACTATTTGATGTTGGAGAATAATACCACTTATCTATAACTGTTCTTGGTAGTATATTCCAATTTATATTCTTACTGGCTAATATATTGTAGCAGCCAGTATCTTCCCTTGTTATAGTTGTTATAGTTTCTAAAATATTTAGTGTTTTAGAATCTAGTATCTCTACTTTATGTATTTTGTATGGATCATAAGATACACCTGATCTTATAAAATGCATCCCTAACTCAATCTCTTGATTAATAACCGCGTTATATCTTGTTACAGCCATTTTAGTACCTCATTAGCAGGGTGCTGCATCATAATCATCATCGTCTGTTGTACTTATTTGTGATATAGCTTGAAGACTATGTATCACAGGGTTAAATCCTGGTTCTAAATAATCCTTATTTGCTAAATTCATTAATGTGGGTTTTGGGTTTGCGGAATCCCACCCCAATCCTTTTATATCATCTAAATTTACTTCAAATGCGGATAACTCCTCCAACACAGACCCATCGAATGGGTACTTTATAGCCATCAATATAGTATAAAAATCTGAACTCATTGGGTCTGTTTCAGTATTAAAAGCATATTGATATATTCCAGTGGTACCTATTTCTATTAAATTTCCTTCTGTTACTCCTCCGGTTTCTACGAAAGTATTTGTAGAAAAATCATAAAACCTATTATCTATATTTCGTATTATTTTTAATACTACATAACCTGTTTGAAGTCCAGATAGGCGAGAACCGTTAGAATCTAACGGCATAAATTGGATATAAGCTATCTTTCCTTTTTGAAAAAACTTCATATAATCCTCTTAAGGAGGGGGTTTCCCCCCTCCTATAGTTATTTAACCTAAAACTATTGCCGATCCTGATTGTGCAACTGTGAACGTTAACACTACTTGATTAAGACTAACTACCTTGGTACAATCAATTTCATTACCGCTTCCATCGAATGCACGAACTATTACATTTGTTACTCCTAAATTATGCGTAATAGTCCAAGTTGTATTAGCGGATCCTTGCGGATGATCATATCTACGCGCTATTGCTTTAGTATTTCCTAATGTTCCGGCCACCCAGTTACTATTTGTATTATCCCATTCAAGTATAGCGTTTATGGCTTTTCCAACTGTTCCATCCGGTGATGATTGGTCTGCTGTAACATCTTTATAAGTATCATCAACAACGATGTCTGTATCAGACACACTTGCTATTTTATAATAACCATCATTGTCATCTGTACCGGACACTTGTATAAAGTTTCCTGCTACTAAACCGTGACTTGAATTTGCTAACACTATAGTATGTGTTGACACTGTTATTGATTGTATAGCTCTGCTTGCCACAGATTCATCATCTAGCAATTTTACCTCTATTCCACCACTTGCATTAGATGAGTCATTTGTTATATTGGAATTAAGTTGCAGTACTGAATCAGCTAAGAACACCTCTTCAGAGTTTACTGTTGTTACAGTTCCTTGAACGGTAAGATCTCCGGACATTACAACATCATTACTTATTGTAGTTACCCCACCTGTTGTGGAGAATCCGGTTACTTTAGAGTCAATGTAAGACTTAGCTGCTTTTGCAGAAGGAACCGTGTCATCGTTTTCTGAGGTTGTAGAGATGTCTGTGTCAAGAACGCCGGTTGCTAACATACTTACTGTTAAATTACTAATTGTGTTGTTAGTAGCGTTAATGGTTTTATTTGTTAAAGTTTGACCATCGCTAGTTCCAACGATATTACCAGTTACTCCGTGGGTGCTTGTTAACGCCGCGTGTGTACTTACGTACCCACTTGCCGTTGATTCAGCTGCTGTTTTTTGCGAGTCTGTGTAAGATTTAGCTGCTTTTGCTGAAGGAACTGTGTCGTCGTTTTCTGAGGTTGTAGAGATGTCTGTGTCAAGAACGCCGGTTGCTAACATACTTACTGTTAAATTACTAATTGTGTTGTTAGTAGCGTTAATGGTTTTATTTGTTAAAGTTTGACCATCAGATGTTCCAACGATATTACCAGTTACTCCGTGGGTGCTTGTTAACGCCGCGTGTGTACTTACGTACCCACTTGCCGTTGATTCAGCGGCGCTCTGTGCTGTACTTACGTTTGCGGTTGTTGCTAGCGTCCCTGTTGCTGGTAATGTTACACTAGTTGCCTCTGTTACAGTAAGTGCCAAAGAATAAGCGCCGGATGTTGACAAACTGCCACCCAAACTTATATCTTTTCCACCTATTTTAGAAACAGTAACTGCCCCAGCGGATGTTATAGCCGCATCACCAGACATTGTTTGATTTACCCAATTAGTACCGCTATATATAGCTATATCACCAGAATCTAAAGAGCTAAGTTGAACATCATTTAGGTCTTCAAAGGTTGGATTTGATACCTGAGTTGAATGGAATCCATACCAAGTTGTGCCAGCATCCTTTGTTACGAAACTAAATATATCCACGGATCCGGCATCGGTTGCGGGTTGGGCCGCCACTCCAGTTGCCCAGTTAACCGTTCCTGGCCATGTTATTGTGTGATTTCCACTACCATCTTGTGTAGTGTAGACTGTTAGTGTGCAATTTTTTCCAGAAGCTGCTGGATTTGAGAATGTTAGAATCGGATCCCCAGTAAGTGTCATTGTTTGAACATTTCCGTTTGTTATATCTACGGTAGTAGCCCCAGACGCATTTCCTATTGAATATATGGTCTCCGAGTAATTCTTTAATTCAGAGGTACTTATAACTTTATTTGTTAAAGTTTGACCATCAGATGTTCCAACGATATTACCAGTTACTCCGTGGGTGCTTGTTAACGCCGCGTGTGTGCTTACGTACCCACTTGCCGTTGATTCAGCTGCTGTTTTTTGCGAGTCTGTGTAAGACTTAGCTGCTTTTGCGGAAGGAACCGTGTCATCGTTTTCCGAGGTTGTAGAAATATCTGTGTCAAGAACGCCGGTTGCTAACATACTTACTGTTAAATTGCTAATTGTGTTATTAGTGGCGTTAATGGTTTTATTTGTTAAAGTTTGACCATCAGATGTTCCAACGATATTACCAGTTACTCCGTGGGTGCTTGTTAACGCCGCGTGTGTACTTACGTACCCACTTGCCGTTGATTCAGCTGCTGTTTTTTGCGAGTCTGTGTAAGACTTAGCTGCTTTTGCTGAAGGAATTGTATCATCATTAGCGGATGTTGTAGAGATGTCTGTGTCAAGAACACCGGTTGCTAAATGTGATACTGTTAAATTTGTAACTGATACAGTATTTCCTGTTACATTAATACCGGTACCTGCAGTAATTCCAGATGCACCATTAAATTGTACAAAAGATATTGGATCGGTGTCTGCGACAGGATCGTCATCTTCATATGCTTGAACTACCCAGCCTGTATTTTTTTGCGTTGTGCCATTTATTACTAAAACATAATCACCTTTATGAACTTCTTGATCTGGAGTTCCATCAAAATCTGTAGCTCTTGTTAATACAAACGCTGTTTCCTCATCTCCAGCAACAGTTACAGTATATACACCGTTATTAACCGCGCTAGATTGATTTTTAACTAATACGCGTTCGCCTACTAAAAGATCCTGCCCATCTAAAACAAGTGCTCCAGATGCATTAGCTGTTAATGTCTTACCAGCCTGACTTCCAGAAGGGGTAACACTTAGTTCTTCAGTTGTAGCAGCCTCTACTGGTGCGTGAATCTCTAGTCCTTGTATATAAGCGTCTACATAACCTTTTACTGCTTTTGCAGAAGGTATTGTGTCGTCATTTCCTGATACAGATGATAAATCTGTGTCAAGAACGCCGGTTGCTAACATACTTACTGTTAAATTACTAATTGTGTTATTAGTAGCGTTAATGGTTTTATTTGTTAAAGTTTGACCATCGCTAGTTCCAACGATATTACCAGTTACTCCGTGGGTGCTTGTTAACGCCGCGTGTGTACTTACGTACCCACTTGCCGTTGATTCAG